GCCAATTTTTTAACCAGTTTCTTTTGAAAAGACTTGTTTTTGTACTTATTTTTCTTGGTTTGTTGGCCTTTTTTCTTTTTTGCTTTTTGCTTGGCTTCTTTCCGCAACTTTTTATTCCCCATTTTTTGTTCAAATTTGGTGGGTTTGCCCCAATTGGTTCCAGCTTTCTTCTTTTCTTTGGTTTGAATTTTATTAGTAGTCATATGCTAATTCTCTATCCGTCATAAATTATCCTAATGTAAAGTTTCGTTTTCCGGAATTTTTTCTGGAATTGTATCACATTTCTTGCAAAATATTGATCCACGGTAACGATTTGCAAAATCGACAGCCTCTTGTACAGTTAAATTCTTTTTTGACAGGCCAATTAAAAATACGCCGCAAATATCACATTCAACATTTACTTCATCTTCTCTAAAATTAACCGCCATTTTACATATCCCAAATTCCAGAAGTTCCAATAATTGTAGCCCCAGATCCGAGTAAATCAAATACTTGGCGACGACTATTGATTCCACCGCTGGCTTTAATGCCGCAATGATCCCCAAGGATTTCGGCAAATAATCTGATATCACTAATGGACGCACCTAATCCATTTTTTACCGTTCCAGTTCCAGTTTTAAGATATTGGGCGCCACTTTGCAGCACAACTTCCGCAGCTTTAATTTTTTCATCTTCAACTAAAAGATCAGTTTCCACAATAATTTTGACGGGCACATAACTTGCTTTTACGACCACTACTAAATCATCATACACTTGATTCCAATTTCCAGCTTTCGCTTCACTGATATTCATAACAATATCTAGTTCATCGGCACCTAAATCATGAAAAGCCATCACGTCCTTTAGGCGCATGGAAGTATTCCTACCACCATGGGGAAAATCCACCACACTAATAGTTTTGATTGTGCTATTTTCCAACATAAATTTCGTAACGCCAATAAATTTTGGATGAACACATACTCCACGAAAGCCAACATCCAAAGCTAAATTGCAAGCTTTTTGAATATGTAAAAGAGAGTGGCACGGATCTAATCTAGCAAAGTCAATTTTCGATAATACATCTTTAGGTAACATGGTCATAAAGTTCCCTCGCTCTTTTTAAATAAATAATGCAGTCTTTTAAATCCTCAAAAATGTAATCAGACATGGCCAACATGGATAATGAAACATTCTTGAGTTCAAATCCAATACCCATGACAAAGAAAATGGGCCGCTGTTCATTCACTCCCTCATTCGCCCAGGCTTGTTCCATTGCAGTACCACCACCCAGCTGCGTAGATTTGTCGTAATATACTATCAGAGCGTTACATTGATAAATAACATTTCTATCTTTAATCAAAAAATCCTTGACCACGCTTACTGCTTTTGGTAAATCTTTCCATGTTTTCATTTTAAAGAGCTCAGTTGGATCTTTTACTCCATGGTGCTTTAAAATAGGTTTTTCTTCTTCGCAAGGATTATAAAATTTAAAACCGGTCTCAGAAAGCTCTTGTACAATTTTATCTCTCCAACCCATTCCATAATCAGATGAATATTCCATGCCACCGGATAAATAAATGGTATATCCAGGAGGCACTCCAAAATCAAGCGGGACATTAGCCCCATCCCCTTTTCTAATGATTCTAGCCATTGCCTTTTTCCTCTCTATGGTGGTCCACCTCCCAGGGTATGCGGGTGGCCATATATTCTTTTACTTGGTTAAAACTAATAGGATAAAAATTATGCGAGTCCACTCCCACATCCATAAGTCGTCCTTTCTCTGGTTTAAGATTTCCGTGTGAGTGACCATATAAACACCAACTGCCACGATGCGCCGCAGGCCAGGTAAGCATAGCATAGTGGCAAAGAGTGATTCGTTGTCCTTCCCATTTTAATTCATGTATGGGTTCTAAAATCTCTAATCGATAAATAGACTCCCCCTCCCGTTTTAATTTTCGAAGCCAACGATCATGATTTCCAGGAATAATATAATGTTTTTTACCGTTAAGCTCTTTAAAAATTTTTTTCACCATCGGAACATTATTTATAAAGGCAAAATCACCTAGATGATAAATATGATCTTTATTAGTCACTACCGCATTAAAATTATCAATTAAGGCTCTGTGCATCTGAGTTAGGAACGGAAATGGGCGATTACAATGTCGAATAATCGACTTATGCCAAAAATGTTGATCGGCTGTAAACCAAATATTATGCATTTTAACATTTCCGTAAGAAAGTTCTATCCCAAGTCATCGTAAAGGAATGCTTTTCAGTATGACGTTTTTCAGTTATTTTCAGCATCGAGCCGCAAGCAAAAATCATGTATTCCACTCCCGGTTGATCTTGAAATTCTTTAATCTCAATTGCTTTTTTCTTACAATAAATACACCCTTCCCGAACATGATTTTCTAACATATCTTGTTTTGTTTTATAAAGCGCGATAATATTTTTTTGCATTTCCTTTTGGAATTCGTTCATTTTTTAAAATCTTTCGCTTTAATCTTGGTAATAATACGCTGACCCATTCGATTACGCAGCTCAATTGCAGGGCGGGCCACAATTCCTTCCGCTTCCATATCACCTAGTTTGGATTTAAAACCATTTCGCACCATTTCCACCATTACATCGAGGGTGCCGACTCCAATTATAGGTACTGCTGGCACATTCAATTGTTCCGCTAATAAGTCTACTGCTGTTCGTGTGAGCCAGATATGGCCAACTTTTACGTCAAAAAGAATGAATCCTTGGCTATTTGGTAAATATTTTTTACCGACTTTTTGGATTTTATTTCCATATCCTTCACCATAAAGAATTATTTCTTTTTCTTCATTACAATCAGGAAATACTTTCTTTAATTGGTCTTCCGGAAATATTTGCTTTAAAGCTTCCAATAGAAACGGTGGAATTTTAGCTTTTTCCGTGCGGCCCTCAAACCGAACGGCTACGCCGTTCCAATACACACGTATATTCGTTCCATCCACTTTTTCTGTAAAAGTCCAAAGGCAGTCTTTTAACAACTCAAATTCCGGTTCTGAATACTCACCTTCCAATAACGTAGAAAATTTTGTTTCCGGATCTCTTTTGTACGCAGATTGAATTTTATGATATTGGCTCATGAATTTTCTCCAGCATACAATCTCGGCGGAAACCAAGTAACATCTTTTATTTTTTCCCACTGATGGAATTGATTTAAGGATCTATAGTAGTCCCATCTATCCATAATATCTATCTCATTGAATTCAAAACCATAATAATGTAAAAGAGATAACCAAAAAATACGTCCCGAACGCCCATTCCCATCTAAAAATGGATGTAAACTCTCAAAGCGACAATGAGCCTCATAAACTTGTATGTACAACCCCCGATTCAAATTTGTTTGTACTCGTAATCGTCTTATTTTAGATTTACTTAAAATTAAATTTTGTTCCATCCACCGGATAAATTTTTGTATGGCGGCCATTAACTCTTCGCCCGGAGCTGGAGGAATATGTTCTCCGATATATACTTGTACTCGTCTTGGTAAACCGGCCTCATGGGGACCTAATTGACCTTTCATTAAAATTTGATGCATTTTTAAAATTTGATCCCAAGTCATAACACTACAAGTTTGTAAGGCCCAATGCAAAGCTTTGTAATGTTGAATTATATAACAAGGCGTAGTTTGTTCAAACATTTGCCGTTCCACCGGATCAATAAGGCGGTGCCATTCCTTGATAACATTTTCAGTATCTTGATAAGAATAATTGATATTTTCTATTTTATTGGAATTCATTATGAATGAGGCTAAATCACAGATTGGATAACGAATTATATTTTTCATTCCAGAAATCCTTTTTCAATAGCCATTTCAATGATAATTTGCCCCATCATTTCATCAAAATCCTCAAAGGACAAACTACGCCCTATTAAATGCATCAAAAGATAAACCAAACGGCAATCTAACAAATAAAGGCCATCAGATTCATAATCAGCCGGCATTACAATTAAAGCTTTACCATCCTCAGTTAATTCATTTACAAGAAATTCTCTGAGTGATTTTAATAACGGTTTTTTCATTATTTGATCCTCGTTGTAAACTTAAATATACATCCCGTGTATTGCGCAAACTACCTAATTTAGCAGCTGCTCGAAAACTTTGTAATCGTTTTGGTGGTTCCTGCATAGCTCTTTTATAGGTAGAATCCCAATACTCAATTTTGCTGTTTAAATAATTAGCAAAACTATCATCCATCGTTTTTCTCCTTTCTTCTTTTTTCACGTACTGTTTTTACACCCCTATCAAAATCTTTTTGGTTTGGGTGCCGGCCCGCAATTTCCGCAAACACCAAACCGGCTAATCGAAATTCACCGACCGCCGTACCATAGATAAATGAAGCACGTTGTAATTCAGTCATTTTACCCACCAACGCATCCATTGATGGGGCACCAGCCTTATGGGTGAACAGAGCCATATCTAAATATTTTTCACCTAAAAGCTCAGTTGCTCTCTCTATATTAAAGCATTCTGGCACAGGAGTCAAATCTAATTTATCCCAAAAATCCTTATTGTCTGTCATACAATGATGTCCAGTTGAGCCATAAACCTACGGATTTCATCAGAAATAGATTGATACGAAACCAACCTGCCTTCTAAATATGCGTAATCTCTATCTTTTTCGCTCCAATCTTCATGATCGTATTGTTCATAGGTTTTCGGATCTTGTTGTAATTTTTGTTCTTTACAATCAGCTAATAGATCAGCCATATCATCTTCCAAAGTACCGACATGATTTATCATAAAAGTTCCAATGATTTTAAGCACTTGTTTTACCAAAGCTTCATTGATATTAGTCAGTAGTTGTTTAGGGTCAATTTTTGATGGCATTTTTCACCTCGACAATAGGACCGTCATTAAAAGAATCGGCAAAATATTTGGCCGCATGGGGCGGACTCACTAATTCGACTTCATTATAGCCTAATTTATCATTACGTAGATACACAATTCCATCATAGGTGGCCACGGATTGATTGGCATGTTTATAAGTAATACAACCAAATTTATTTTTTTGGCCCGGTTTTTGGTTATAAAATAAATCACCAAAGGTATTCGTATTAGTACGAATTTCTACTGGTTTGGTGTGATAAATAGCGGTAAAATGCTGAATCATTCTATCTAATTGATTTCTATTCATTTACATACCTTCCATATATAATCAAAATATCGTTCTCGAATATCATCAGCTATGGGAGTGGTACCATTTCCAATTTTAGCAGCGGCTTGAATATTTTCATTGGCATACCATAAATTCTTTACAGATTTTATTTCAGCATGGGTTCCCGCTATAAATAATTCAGTAATATTATCTTCAAAGTACCCCATATTCAGCGGAAATCCTCTAATTTGCTTTACTTTAAACTCATCCAGTATCCATTTTCTAGTAATGCCCTCCAATAAAAAATTGGCCGACAGTTCTGGAGTAAGAATTTGTCCGCTTTTATCTACCGCAAAAAGAGTAGAAAATCCTCCTTCAATCACATACCGGCCATCATGAAATAATACTTCATCCACCTCTATGGGCAATAAATATTTGGCTCGGTCCACACGCCAATAATTGGGAGAAATTTTCAAAAATTTATCATGATTACGATTTCGAATGAAATCTTTTGAAAAATTAAATCCCATATTTATAAATTTTGACAGGCCGTTTAAAGTGGATTGTACCGGCATATAATGAATATCCAATTTAGCTGGAAAACCATCTTTAGGCAGAGTTTTTTCCGTAACATCCGTATAAATAATAGGTCTTAAATAACCAAAATTCCCAAATGTTATAGTTATATGGTGGGCTTCTATAAATTGACGAATTCGTGTTTCATCTCTCAGGAGATCAAAATCATAATTTAAAATCTTTAATTCTTCTACATTTCTATATAAACGTTCTATATGGGCTTTTAAAAATAATGGTTTACCCCAATAAGTTCGAATACCTTCCCAAGCACAAACACCGTAATTCAGACTGTAGTTTAATGTGGAAATTGATTGATTGCCATCAATAATATGTAAACTCATTTTTTTAACTTTTCAAATTTATTACATAAACTCAAAATAATAGTATTGATTTTATCCAAAAACTCCATTGTGAGTAAGCGTTCATCACTACAATGCACCAATCTCCATAATGCATCCAAATTCACCTGAATTTTTCGCTTGGCAGCTTGTTTCAGATGTAATGCTTTTAAATGATTATCTAATAAAATGCCCACGTTTTTTCTTTCTTTTAATCGGTCCTGCGGTTAATCCCGGAACATCCCACGCCGCTTCTAAATAAAAAAGAAAATCCTCCAATCTTTCGATTGGCACATCATGCAACATAGCCTCAATCGAATCTACTTTATAGCGCAGATCATGAAGACTATGTTTTATTTTCTTCAATAATTTGGCTTGGGGGGATATCACTTTTCTTACTTTCCTGTGCAGCTAGTTCGTCTGTATGGGTTGGTAAATGATTTTCATTTAACCGTTTTCGGAATAACTCATTTTCTGCCCGATAAGCAGCTATTTCAGCTTTGGCTTCTTTTTTATAAGATTCAAATTGCTGAAATAAAGTTTCATAAGAATTTTTTAGTTCTTGTAATTTTGGTTTCAGCTCCAAAAAACGTTTTTGCCAAATTTTTTGTTTCATATAATTCTCCTGAATTTGGGGCGTATTTCCAAAATTCCATCCGGCAAGTTTCTATCCACCAATACTTGACAACCATGCCACCAATAGAGCTGTTGAACCGGATCAAAAAGACCGCCTTTTCTCGTCTCAGTAGCAAATAATTTTTGACGGCGCATAAATTCAGCTGGATTCATGACAATTACTCTAGTTCTGTGTTTGTCGAATTTCTTTTGGTCCTGTGTAGCCATAGGGAAATATGCTGGCCGGATCTTCTAACTCCATAATCACCAGATTTTGCCAAATTTTAGCTAAATCTTCTTGTTGCTGTGAAGTTAAACGTCGCCAACCTCTTGTAAACCAACGATAATTAACAGTCAAATCTTCGATTATATTTTCTACAATTCTCTGGGCTTTTTTTTCGCTGTCCCTCATAAACTCTTTCCTTCATATCTCTTCTCCCAGAGTACCAAATTTTGCCATATTTGTCTAGTAGAAAATTAACACCCCCAATATCATAAAAAATCATCATCATCTTCATCATAATCTTCGATTTCATCCCAAATTTCCAGCTCATCATCCACATCCTCTAAATCATCAATGATGCCGGGATCAGTGGATGGATCATCAGCAATATCCAAATCCTCAAACCACTCTTCATCAATATCATTATCCCAAGAAGGGGGACGTTTGGGTTGCATAAATATTCCTCCAATATAAAAAGAGGACTCCCATAACTAAATCCAAAAAAGGGTAAAAACAGCAAAACCCCTTAAAAAACGATGGAACATGGGATTCATACTATGGGAGTCCCTGATTATTTTCTATAGTGTATTTTGGTTTTAATTGTTATCTTAGGGGGCGCATCTAAATGGGGTATCAATTCCAAAGACACCGATTCAATCTCTTGTTCTTCAGTAAAATGGATAAAACGGTCTCTCCATTGAAAAATCGTTTGTTTATCCAACTCCACTTCTAAGTTCAAAGAAGTAAGTTTATTCTGGCCATTTGGCACTTCACAAGCTGTCTCGTATTCCAATCTATTTACTTTCATGTTAATCTCCCAATATGCCGGGCAACACTCTGGAAATAAATTTCTTGATTTTCCAATGTTTTAGAATTATAACATACCCAACTCGGAAGTGGATTTTTTCTTGGATGTCTTTTTCCACACTCAATCAAATATTGCGCCGCCAATTCAGCATTTAATTTCCAATTTGTGTTAATTTCTTCAATTGTATATTTTTCAGCCCTACCGTTTTTTACAAATTGCCAATAATAATTCAATTGCATGTGCCCAATATCATTTCCCGATATTCCACTATAATGAAATGAATTTTCTTGATAGGCAATTGAAACAAATACTTTTGGATTTAATTTATATTTATTACATAAAAAAGCGTAGTAATTAGCTAATTTAACTTTTTTAATGGTCTCAATATTAGGTTTTAGAATCTGAATATAGTGTTGAATTTGTTCCGGGTTAATGCCAGGGATAATTAAAATTTGTCCGACATGAAGAATATATGGGGCAACTAAGTTATTTAATTTTGCAATTTCTTTCCAATCAACATTAAATTTTGATCCAATGAGTGAAAGCCAGTCACCCCGCCGTACTTTATATGTAATTTGTTGAGATTTAAACGATTCTTCTTCAGTTTGTTTTTTTATTTTTTCAGATTGTGTTTCCTTTAGAGTATTGGCCAAATCAGTTAATTTTTGCACCACAAACCAACCAAAAATACATAAACCACATAGTAATATCAATCCAAATATTCCAGCCACTATTCCGGTATTACTTTTCATCCATTAACCTCATTATGTCTGTTAACGTGTTGTTTATTTGATCTGTTAGTAAACGAATTTGATTTGGTAATTGAGAAATATCGGAATTATTCGATTCGGTCGCGGACGCCACATACTCTAGTTCAATTTTCAAGCTGGAGACTTGATTTGTTAAAGCCCCCAGTTTTGAATCTAACGTGCTTAATTTTGACTCCAAGCTTGTAAAAATAGAATTATCAGCTTTTGACATCAATTCCAGATTTCTATTGTTTACCATGTTTATTTTTTTCAAAGAAATCAATTTTGTAAATTGAAAAAATAAGGCAGACCAAATCATCCAAACATTCACTAATATGCACCAAAAAATCCAATGCGGAAAAATAACCGCAATTACTACAGGCACCAGAGGAAGAGACCATAATCCTATAGTGGCCAGGATTTTTAAATTATCTTTCTCCTCCCGATTGAGTAGAGGAGACAACCAATTTTTAATTTTAGTTTTCATCTTTTAAATTGACAGATTCTTCCGCCGCAGCCATGAATTGAGTATCCTGCCGGAGCCGGTCAATTGGAAATGAAAAAGAATGCCCGCCATGTAATTTAACCATCACTCGTTGGTCATCCAAATCAGCAAAATTAAAGGTATAGCTGGTAACATCAGTTCCATTATATCCTCTTTTTTCTGCCTCTTCTTGGCAGATGCGCAATACTGCGGCGTGCGATTTATTATACATCTTTTATAATCTCCTCTTTTACCGATTCTTGAACGTGTTGGACTATTTGTAATACAATTTTTAATTGTTTTTCCAAATTATCCATGCGCTGATGCAATATGTAGATATTGAAAATCAAACTTAAAATTAAGATTCCAAATGAAATGCCGGCCAACATCATTTTGATTTCTTCTTGGGGCCGGTTTTGCGGCGCACATAGGTTTTTTCAATCCGAACCATTCTTTTAAGCAAATCGGAGGTTACAGCTTCCAAATCATCAATATCAGAAGCAAGTTCTTCCAAAATCAAGTCCGTGGCTCCTGATTCTCCGGATTCATCCACTTCTTCATTTTCTACATCAGCTGCGACAAATGCTTCGTTTTCCAGATGCTTTAATCGTTTGCTTATTCGCCGATAAGCTAAAAAATCTAAGAGAAGGGCCAAAACCAAAAGAGTGATTAACGCCCATCCCGGAACACTAATAAAAGGATAAAGATCCATGATATTTCTCCTTTATTCAAAGGTTATTCAAACTCGATATCTTCACAATATCCTTCAATATCACCATGAGCCAAATGCGCTTCGACTGCCGCTTCACTGCCTACACAAATAGTGAAATAATTATCCGGATTCCCACGCGGAATATGACAAATAGCAAATTGAGTTTCCAAACAACCATCTTCCCCTGCCGGAACTCCGTCATCTTCCCCATCCCCATCTTGATCTTGATCGTCAGCTGGCATTACATCTTGACCGTCCGGAGCCGGAGTGGGCACTGGAATGGGACAATCAATACCCATCGTAGTGCCAAATGGAAAGCCCCATGGGTAGAATTCATCATCGCATGATACAAAAAAAGCTAATGAAATCAAAAACATAGCTACCAACAATTTTTTCATTAAACAATCCTCCATAAAAATTATCTACTATTTTACTTGACTTTGCCCTATTCTAGCAAGTAAAATTTAGGAAAGCAAGCAAAAAAAGGAGTCTTTAAATGAAAACGCTTATAATTTGTGTATTAGCTTTGGTGTTATTAGGCTGGATGGCAGGATATGCCCATGCAAAATGGTTTACTCCCGTTAAATGGTTTAAAGCCCCGTTTATTTTTGTAGTAGAAAAAAATAGGGAAGCTTGGGAAAAGGATTCATATGAATATGTGAAATTTACTCTAAAGCAACATTTGAGCGGACATACCGGAGAATTATGTCAGTATGATTTAACATTGCCGCGCCCCGCCACGGTTTCTTGTACTAAAGAAGAATTAGCCGCAATGCATCATAAATTATATCCAAAGGCTAAAATACGGAAAATTAACGGATTTTTTGATTATAAAACCAATACCGTATATTATCTGAAAGGCCGGTGGGATACCTTAACACACGAATACACCCATTACATGACCTGGAATACCCAAGCGGCAAAAAATCAACCAGCTGGGAAATATATTTTACCCAATGGCCGATGTTTAGATGAATTGTCCGCAGGTCTAATGGCTGAAAATTATCAATTACGGTGGGAAATCCGAAAGTTACACAGAAGATTAGAAAATTTAAGGCGGGCATTAAGAAAAAAACAATGACCTGCCCTGTTTTCTTGAAAAAGTATGGTATAGTAATCTCTGTGCGTTTTGCACACCTCGTTATCTTTGCATGAGCTGGGACCTTGATACTGCGAGGTAAAAAAAGGCAAGAAGGCGTAGTGCTCAATAGAAAAGATCATCATTGATCTAACAACAAGATTTTTTGGAAAGCCGAATAATTTCGGCAGGTTAGTTAATCCCGGCTTCAGGGATTTAAAAAAATTGGAGTCATAAATACGAAGGGTGATTTTTATTCAAAAATACACTTTTCGTATTGGTGCGTCTGGACTTTGTAAATATGCGTAATTATTACGTTTTTCTTTCTTTTCCTAGCTGCCTAGTCCGGGTTCTCTGTTGTTAGATCAATAATGATCTATATATAATAAGAAAGATAATATAATCAAATTAAATAAGTATATTATGTTTTAATTATAAACTTAAATTGGTTGTGGTTACGCTTTTTTTGCGAATATGTAGTAAATGGTCAATTTTTTGTAGTAGGAGAATAGTAGCATGTTGGTCAGGAGAAAGAATCCAAAAACAGGAACGATGCAATGGGCGCTGGTAGCAGATAGCAAGCCCAGTAAAGTTCTTAAGTGGTTTGGGTCCAAAAAGCCATCTCATGAAAGAGTTCTCAGCGCGGAACGTCGGGTACAATTTTTTGAGAATTTGGCTAAAAGCACCGGTTCCTTACGCCGGAAGGTACGGAAGAAGAGTTTACTTCCTCCAAAACGAAAATAATGCTAGCTCACAGAAAAAATCCCAAAACGGGTAAATTAGAATACGCCCTGATCTCTAAAACTACCGGACGGGTTTTAAGGTGGTTTGGTACAAAAAAACCTTCTAAAAAAAGATTTAATGCCGCAGAGCGTCAAATTCAATTTTTTAAACATCGCAGATAATTAAAATTGTTCACGAAATGGCCATTATTTCATGGTCGTGAAATTGTGCCCTATTGGTGAACAAGATGTTTTTTTGTATAGATTTCATGTAGTTATATTAGACCATACCGCCCAACTAGAAAAAGTGTGCTATACTAATTGGCAAAAAAGAGCCCTAGTGGCTAAGATGTGCTCACAGCTATGGAGGTTAATTTTTGCCATTATGGAACGTAAAAAAACAATTGAAGAAAAAATTGCATTGAGATATGTGACCCAAGACTATATCTTTAGTCGGATAGAAAAATTGAATGATTCCGGTATGTTAATTCAGATTCCGGAACAAATTTCTGAGGTAGTGGATGATCTCTATAACGCAATTATTGAAGAATACTTTCCCACCGAAATCCTTGGAATTATTGGACAAAATGAATTTTCATTTGCCAAATTTAAGAAGGCAGTGCTACATGAGGCTAGACCACATATTTTGTCCTACCTGGAAAACAAAAATAAAGCAAAGGAATTACAAATACTTAAAATATAATTGACGAGACCATACCGCCTATGTTATAATTTTGTGGTAGACTAATAAAACTTGGAGGGCGGTATGACATTTCAACAATTATTGAGAAAGCTAACTCCTTGGATTTTCTCAGTTTTTATGGTTTGTGTTTCTTCGTATTCTTGGCAGATTCGAAATATCCCAAAAATCCTGCAAACTCATATATCGGATCATTTTGTGGCCGGGCAACTAATGCAATCTGAGTTTTCACAAGAATATATCAATAGCTCGCCAATTTATAAAAAACAGCTTGCGCCATACAGGCAAAACTGCAACTGGGGATATTATTTTAAAATTGATGCCAATTCCCACTCTCCAACTTTCGGTATTGTAATTCAATTCTAATCAGGTAGGGCCAGCAAATGGATGCCAAAACACGGGACCAAATAAACACATTTGGTGATGATTTGGAGCGTTATGTGGAATCCGGTGTAAGTCTCACTAGGAGAGAAGTATATATTGGGAATATTTCCCAGGCTGCGGCAATTCGGTTGCACAAAAATCTTATGTTATTGGAATCATTGAACAAAAGACCAATAACCATTCATGTAAATTCCTGTGGGGGGTCGGATGAAGCCGGTTGGGCGATGTATGACATTCTTAGATCCATAAAATGTTATACCAGAGCTTTTGGATGGGGAATCGTGGCCTCGATGGCCACTATTGTTATGTTGGCCTGTGATGAACGATATTTGGCTCCCAATACGTGTTTTATGATCCATGAAGGTGGAACGGTTCATTCATCCGGTTCAGAACATATTAGGGATTCTATTTCATATGGTAAAGAAAGCGAGAATCGGCTGGAAATGATGTATGATGTTTATGAAACCCATACGAGGCTTAAAAAAGCTGGTTTGAAAAATCTTTTTATTCAAAACAAGGGTGGGGATGTATATTTAGGTGTAGAAGAAGTGGTTAACTATGGATTTGTTGATGGAATTTTATGTTTTAATGATTGGCCAAAACAAAAACCATTAGTTAAAAAAGTAAAAAAACAGGCTAATAAAAAACGCAAAGGGGGTAAAAAATAAATGATTTCAAGTATTTGGATTAGAAAATGGATGCTACGTCCTGTAACGCATTGTGGTAGTGGGTGTATATGCTAGAGGAATTTTGTGGATCATCTCTTTTTATTTTATCCGCAATTGTGGCTTGTTTATCGTGGACTATTGCTAAAAGCCTGTTATTTCAAGGACTTAGACGTTGGATTCAAAAAAAATCTAAGTTTTTGGGAAAATTGGTAGGTTGTCCGTATTGCCTATCCCATTATATTTCAGCGTTCGTGGCAATTGGTGGTACTACTACCGGCCTATTTGATTTAATGTTTGTGCCGCAATGGCTGTCTTGGATTATACTAACTTTTCTCTTGGTATGGTTGGCAGCTTTTCAATGGTCTTTAATCGCTTTAATTTGGAAATTTTCAGACTTATAGGAATCCTAAACCATTGTTTAGAAACACTTTTTCATTATTAGTAGGATTATTGTTGATTTTTAATATTTTTGGATTTTCACTAAGTTCAAAAAAACCAGCTCCAGTGCGGGAACATGAGGTGTTGCTTAAGGCAAATGTGCGATATCTCAACGTTTTATTGCAAGCTTACGCTTCAAAGGGATGTGTTTTAAAAGAACCGCCTTTTCCTAAAGTTTATTATGTGGATGAGGATGGTCTTTTTGATTATTGTGGTCCATGGGCTTTGGGTTGTTATCATCCGATGACCCATTCTATTTATGTCCGACAAGGTGATATCCATACGCTAAATCATGAATTTGTACATGCTATATTTCGATTTAATCATTTACGTCGAACGTGTTGGGAACATATGGTTATTTTACAAATGGATTTTGTATTAAAACCATATATAGATCAATATGTTGATAATTTGGAAGATCCAGTAGACACACCTTAATATTTATGATAAAATAAGGATATGCGGAAAAAATTTCATAAAGAAATCAAGAAGTTAGGCTATAAATTGATTTATGTTTGTCTATCTTTTTGGTACAAAAGGTGTTTTGGCAAATATTTCGAGGCTTTAGTTCAACAGGGTATCTATAATTATCGAAATAGCTGGAAGTTCAAAGAAAGGTGGAGATATTTAGGTTTAAAAGAGGCAGAAAATTTTACCAAATATTATTGGGATATTCATTTTCATATGAAACAACTGCCTTTTGCGATTAAATGGAGAATCTTCAAAGATTCCATGATCTTACGCATTCCCCCCCATAAAATCAGCTTTTATGTGTTAGATTAGCACGTTCCCAACCCCTCAAAAAAATTCACTTTTTTTCAAAAAAATCGAATGACCATACCTTTTTTCTTTAAAAAATATGGTATAGTACCTCCTGTATGTGCATTTTTTGTACATTTGTGTAATTATTTCAAAGGAGTAATTTTATGCCAGAACAAGATAATAACCAAGATTTATCCACTATTACCGGCTCTGGGCCGCATTCCCAGAAAACAAAGCAACTTCATCAGAATATAACCCAACAAGCTTCTGCCGCTATAGAAAATGAGAGGCAGCAAACACAGCAAACTCCCGCACCTACTGGGGATTTTCAATTACCTGCGGGATATGATCCAATGTATGATCCCAAAGTGAAACAAAGTAGGGATTCATTGTTAAGTAAAATCGCTGGGTTAAAAGAACAATTTGAGACCAAAGAAGCGGAATTCACAAAAGTCGCACAAGAATTGAATTTAATTAAGGAAGCGCAAGAAAAAGAGAGGCTAGCTAAATTGTCTGATACGGAAAAATTTCAGGATCAATTAAGTAAACTTGCAGATCAAAATAAGGAATTGCTCCAGAAATTAGCTGATGCGGAAGTAGCCCGCCAGGCAAAAGAATTTGAAGTTGCAAAGGTACAAATCTTAAAAGAATCGGGCATTCCTGAAGAATATCATAAGTTTATTGGTGCAGATAAGAAAGATGCCGATGCTTTTCAACTGGCAGTAGAGGAAGCAAAAGAAGTTTTCAAAGATGTGATTAAGAAATCGCAGGTGCCGGGTCAGATTCAAACTCAGCAAATGGGAGCGCCTAATCCCCCAGCTGCGGATTCTGATGCACAAAAAGCAACTCAACAAGCCCCAGCGGGCGGATCAACTGGGGGCTCGATTTTAGAGAAATTAACTCCAGAGCAAGCTCAATCCATCAATTTGGAAACCTTGCCTGAATTGATTAAGAATAGTCCAAAATTGCAGAATGCATTAACAAAAGTCCTAAATAGATAATTTTACAGTCCTTTTAAGGGGGGTTTAAAAGAATGGCTCTTTTAACTGCTGACATTACCTCGACTCTGCCTGTTGTTGGCGCAGATCGCGCTGAATTAAACGATCTGTTTGATTTGGCTGTGTGGAATCAATTGAATGATGATAATGTGTTTCGGCAACTGTTTGATCGTGAGCCCATGATTGGTAATCCAACCGGGATTCGCGTGAGAACTGCTCGTAATGCAAGCCGAACCATGACCGTTGAGCCTACCACGGCAGATGCTTTGCCGGATGCTTCCTTTGGAAATCAAGGGCGCTTAAGAGTGGCCGAATATGCTGGTATTATCCGAATTGGTGTTGCCGTTTCGGATTATATGATTGCATCGGCGGCTGGTCAAGGCGGCATTGATGTCCTTATGGAAGAGTTGGGTGACGCCGTTATGGATTTCCGGGATTTGGAAGAGATTCAGCTTTTCGCAATTCGATCTGGTATAATTGCCGGTGAAAGTGCGAATAACTTAGTTGGTCTTCGCCACGTTCTTCAGGATGCTACGCCCACCCCGGTTTCTACGGATACGCTGTATGGTTTGGATCGAACAACTGATGCTGAGACCGCTACGTTGTTTTCCAATGCGTTTTATGGCGCGACTCCGGGTACTCCTGAGAATATTAGCCAGGCAAAATTAGATGCCGGTCTTCGAGCTGTCCGAGATGATGGTGGCCGAGTTAATCTGATTATTACTGGTAATGTTCAAAGAGATAATCTGAATAACATTTTTGCTACGCGGCAACGGTTTAATGATACGATCAATGTGAATGCCGGTTTTGTGGTTTCACAGTATCGTGCTATTCCTATTGCGGATTCTATCCATGTGCCCCGCACTGCTGGTGATACCCTGGTTGGTACCGCAGCTGGTAATAAGGGTCAGGATGTTTTCGGATTGGATATGCGCTATTGGAAGATGAAGGTGCTCAAAGAAGCCCAAATGACTCCAATCGCCAAAGACGGTCCTGCAAACAAGCATTACATGGAATCATATCTTCAGCTGATTTGTCGTAAGCCCAATGCCAACTTTGCGCTCTACGATCTTACTGAAACTCCAGTATAATTTGAATTAGTTGCTGAGGATATTATAGGTTGCTATGGGTTCCTTTTTACTACAAGGGGGTTGGTAGGCTTATCTATTTTAGGCCCCAACCCCTTTTATTTTATTGGGTAAAATCTAATTTATAGGAGATGAATCTAAAATGGCGAATGAAGATCAACGATATATTGCAGATAGGCCAGATAGCGGTTGGAGAACTTTAACACTACAAAATAGCTGGACTGGCACGCTGGAATATCGTATAAAGGATGGTATTGTGCATTTTCGTGGCCAATTAACTCCAGGCACATTGGCAGATACGACAGTTTTGACCAATCTTGCAGCTATTGCCCGGCCTTCGGCTCAACGAAAAATTGCTGTGCATTCCGATTCTACAGATGCTCATCCAAATATTGAAGTCGAAGCCACTGGAGATGTGGAAATTTTCTCTATGACGGCAGCCACTTATTTAAGTATGGATGGCGTGTCGTATCATCTATAATTTTAACTTTTAGTGGAAGGAAGTGTTATGGGACTTTTAAGACTCAGACCACAAGAGACTGAGGTGCAACGTAGTGCCAGAAGGATATATGAAAAACGCTGGGATAAGCTTCTTCGGAAGGCTCAGGCGCAAATGGATAAAAAATTAGCGCCTGAATATGTCTATAAAACTATCAAAGAGGTATATAAAATTTCATTGGATTATGTAAAAGAACAAAATCCAAAAGTATATACCTACATTAAAGATTTGGCGGAACCTGTAAAGGAAGCCCCCAAAGTAAAGAAAGAAAAACCTGTTGATCCTGAGCCGAAGATGGAATTGCCCAAAGAAAAAAATGAAGCTCTGGATGAATTGGAAGCCGAAGAAGAAGTAGCTAAACCAGCCAAAAAATCTAAATAATTTTGGGGGTTTAGAAATTGCCTAGACGAACGGTTAAAGTGGAAACATACGCCACGAATGATGACATTCGGGATATAGTTCCTAAAATAGAAGATTATGTTAGAGCTTTTTTTGGTGATGATCCAAATCAAATTAAAACATATATTACTAGATGTAGGAAAAAGGCAAAGGGCTGGGTGGATAATCAACTAGAAAGAGCAAAATTAGCCACTTTTGCAAAGGATAATGATAAAATCCTCTTGGAAGCTACTTATGGGGCATATTTGATTTTGCGGGGAGTGATTCGTGGTGAAAGAGGTGAGCAAAATCAATGGGTAAAAGACTATAAAGATGATGCTAAAGAAATTATAGCGGAATTAAAAAAGAGCAGAACCGGAAGACAAGGATTATCTTCAACGACTTCTCGATTTACCAGAAAACGTTGGCTGCATCAAGATTATCAGGCTCCAGATCAAGTTACGCGAGTGCCTAAATAATGGCCATCCGAATTGAGGTGGATCAAAAAAAACTTGAAAATTTACAACTTTTTTTTGGTCAAGTAGTTGCGACAGTATATGAAGCTGCTCAAAAAGCGGCTTTAAAAGAAGCAAAGGATATTAGAGAAGAATGGCGCAGACGTTCTACAAAGAATCAAGTGCCCGGCACATTTTCAGACAAGTGGAAAAAATATAAATCCAGCTTGGGATTACGAACAGAAGATTTACAAAGATTTGGTAGAGGTGATAGCCGTTCTTATTATGAGAATATAAGGATTGCCGAATTAAAACCCCGTGGGGGGGCATTGGTGGGTGTTTTTCAAGGTACCCCAGCTTATGATATTCGTGGCCGGCGTACTTCTGGTAGCTTAGAGGAGATTGCAAAAACTTTGGAATCAGATCATCCTCTTTGGAGAGATATTTGGATTTCTAGGCCGCCTAAGTTATTGAAAACATTTAAAAAAGTTTTAAAAGACGGTTTAATAAAATTGGGAGCCACCGATGCACAGTAAATCAAAAGCAGAAAACAGACCTTTTAGTGATGATATTACTGTAAAGGATATCAATAAAGCTTTAGATGATTTATTAAAGCAGAAATTGTTGCTAAAAAGGGGAGACGGCTCAAAATTTATTGTACCTATTTTTTTTCGGACAAGAGATTCTAAGTTGGTTCCGGATGCGACACCACTTGGAATGGTGGAAATAGCTTTTACTGGTTTGGCAGCAGCGCCCGGAGTTTATTGGAAACAATGCCGTGCCGCACAACCAATTGCTTGGGATGCTGATGGAAATCCGGTAAAATATTCAGTTCGAGAAGGCCCAGAACCAGCAGAATTTACTTATACGATTATAGCTAGGACACAACATTGGGATGATATGACTGAATTACAATTTCAATTAGACAAAATATTTCCACCAAAACATAGAATGTTGCGGGTTAAAGATCAAAATTTAAGTTTATTTAGACGCGGATATACATTTGGAGATAATGAAGATTTTGGTATTTTTATACGAACTTGGACATTGGGTATCATCGGTTATATTTATGCCGATAGTTGTAAAGATGCAGAAATTCAATATGCTATTACAGATATCTCAGTTGAAGCCCAAAGCAATTCCGATCCAAATGATACCACACCAGAGGAATTTATTATTGAGGAAATTGAAATTTAAGAAAGAGAGGAGTAGCTATGCTAATTGATTATAATGGAAATAGACCTTTAAATTTAACTCTTCAAAGTGGTCTTTCCCTTTATTTAAAACCAAAACAAAAAGATGTTGAAATTTCAGAACAAGATTATTATCAAACCGGAAAATTGGTTAGATTAAGAGGTTTGAATCCGCATCTTTTCAGCAATATTCGATTGGATGATGAATTGGAACAAGCTAAGAAAAAATCCAAACCGTCCAATCGAAAAAAATCTAAAAAACAAGATTATGATTTTTCTGATCCAAAATTTAAGCCTAAACATGATCCGACGACACAATCTAAATCCGTAGCCGCGACATTAGCCTTTGGAGAAGAAAAACCGATGTTGAAGGGTGAAAAGAAACGAAAAGTCACCAAGAAACATACGAAGCGAACGAAATTAACAATTACTAAGGGTAATCCTACTAAAAATAAATAATGATTTTTTTCGATTTCATTTTAAGGGGGCTATAACAAATGGCCAGTTTTTTAAGTCCTGGAGTTTTTGTTCGAGAAGTTGAAAATGATGGCCGCGCTATTATTGGCGTTGGGACTTCGACCAGTGCTTTTCTTGGATTGGCTGAACGGGGACCGATTGGTGAACCACAGTTAATCACTTCATTTGAACAATATACCAGAGTTTTTGGCGGATTCACAGATTATAGTTATTTGACTTTTGCCGTATGGGGATTTTTCCTTAACGGCGGAACGGCTTGTTGGGTAGTCAGAACCGCAGATTATGATGATACCACTACTGGCCAATTGAATACCACGGCTAATCAGAAAGCTTCTCTTTATTTAAAGGATCGTTCTGCTGGAGCTGGTGTGAATACTATTTTAGCAGAAGCTTTAAATGAAGGTGAATGGGGAGATGACTTAAAAGTTTCCATTGGATTGGCAAGTAACCAAATTGGATCTTTTAATCGGGTTCTTGGAAATGATGGTGGGGTTTTTACAGCTAATTCTGCCCCCGCAAGAACTCCTGGTTTGCTAGCCGCATTTACTGAAGAGTCTTCAGTATTTACGGATCGTACCGCAGTCCTGAGAACTCCTGGTGGTGGTGCCGCGTTTGCTATTCCTGCAAATGTTGGTGATGCCATGTATTTTGGTTCTAAGGAAAAAACTTTTGAAAAGTTGTATTTTGATTTGGATGTGGCGGGTATTGCTGGTGCAGGACGCTGGGAATATTATAATGGTACGTCTTGGGTAGAGTTTACTCCAGCTACGGATAATACGACTGAGTTTACGGCAGTGGCCGCAGACAATTTGCTGATTGAATGGTCGGCTCCTGGCGATTGGACACAATTGGAAGTAAATAGCGTTTCTGGTTATTATGTCCGTTTTTTGATTACCACGCTTTATACCACCCCTGCTCAAATTAGTCGTACAACTATTGGAGAAGACAGACCATTTGGGCCTTTTACAGTGGTTTCTGATGCTTCTTTGGAAACCGCAGCTGCTACTGCACTAGATGATGCTATGTATATTGGCGCCACAGAAAAATTCAATTTTGTCGAAATATATTTAGCTCAAGCAGGTGATGCAACAGGTCAATTGCAATGGGAATACTGGAACGGTAGTATTTGGACACCGGTTAGCAATCTACTGAAACGATTACTGATGCCCAACATATGCAAGCTAGCGGAATCATTGGTTTTGATATGCCCACTGATTGGGCAAAGAATTCGGTCAATACGGAAACATTCTATTGGCTCCGAGCTCGCATTACCACCAATTATGCATCTGATTATCCTACTGCTGAACACGTTTTACCACAATCTAAGTATTTCAGCATGTTGGTTTCTTATGCGGGCAATGTGGTTGAAATTTATGATAATCTAACTATGGATACATCTGATGCCCGCTATGTGGAAACAATTGTTGGCACGACAGATGATCCAAAGTCTGAATATATTACTGTGGCCGATCAAAATTCGGGTTCTACCGCCCCCAATGATAGACCTCGCGCAATCATTTTGACGGCACTTTCTGGTGGAGCTTATGATGTAACCGGAGTTGGCGATCAGGATTATATTGGTACTTCAGCAGGTCAAACCGGATTATACGCCTTTGACGCGATTGATGATGTGAATATTTTATGTGTTCCTGGAATCAATACTGAAGCTGTTTTGCAAGCTATGCTGAATTACTGTGAATCTAGGGCTGATTTGATTGCGATTCTGGATTCCACCGGGGACAACAAGAGTGAAAGACCGCAGGATCTCTTGGATTTTATCCGCGATGAAGCCGCACTAAATTCTACTTATGGGGCAATTTATGATTACTGGATCATTGTTTCCCATCCCCAAACGGGTGCTAGAACAGCTGTTCCTCCTTCTGGTTTTGCCGCTGGCGCGTATGCTAGGACTGATTTTAAACGGGGTGTTTGGAAATCTCCTGCGGGAATCAATGATGGTAAATTATTTGGAGCCTTGGGCGTTGTTTACAATACGTCTCGGGGAGAACGGGATGCCCTATATCCGGCACGAATCAATCCGATTGTAGATGAAGCTGGAATTGGCATTTATATTGATGGGGGTCGCACATTAGGGCAATTATCCTCATCTTGGAGTTCTATCCCAATCCGCCGATTATTCCTTTTTGCTGAAGAATCTATTCAAGAAGGTATTAAATTTGCAAAACATGAACCAAACGGACCGGCTACCTGGAGAGCCATCCGGGCCAGCATCAATGCTTTTCTGAAATTGTTATGGCAAGATGGAGGTCTTTTTGGAGAACAACCAGCTGATGCCTTTTTTGTGATTGTAGATGAATCTAACAATCCTCCAACTTTACGACGAACTGGACGGTTAGTGGTTAGAGTTGGTATGGCTCCTCTATATCCTGCTGAATTTATTGATCTTACTTTTGAGGTAGACCAACGAGCTATCAATGAAGAATTGGCCGCAGCCGGCTTACTATAATTTAAAGGAGATTACATAAATGTTCTCTGAAGAACTTAGAAGTCCTCTTCAAAACCATGTTGCGTTTACAGTACGTGATAAGAATGGTCGCATAAAGGAAATTGTTGAAACTACCAACATTATTACCAATGCCGGTATTGATTGGTTAGCTGACGCGCTCGGAAATGCATCCGGATCTCCAGCTAACTATGTGGCTGTCAGCACGGATACCGCCACACCTCTTGCAACAGACACCACTCTCACAAGCGAATTAACGGTAGATGGTTTATCAAGAGCGTCCGGAACCTACTCACATACCACAGCTGTTAGAAGTTATTCGATTGAAAAAATATTTAGCGTTACGGGCGGACCTCATGCAGTTGCTAAATCCGCACTTTTTAATGCTGCTGGACCCCCTCCCTCCGGAACCATGGCTTTTGAAGCATTGTTTGCGACGATTGCCAATGTTAATGCATCAGATTCACTTACCGTTACGTGGACAGTGAATTTTTAAACGATTTCATATACTTAACGGTTTTTGAAAAATGTGAAAAAGTCGTGTACTAAATGTAGTGTGATAAAATTTTTATCAGAATTTAGTAAAGATAAATATACGAAAGATGGATTTACACATCAATGTAAAATGTGTCGTCGTTTAAATACTAAAAAATGGGCAAATAAAAATTTAGAGAAAATTCAAACATATCGACAAAATAATCGAGCTAAACATACTGCTGACATGCGTGCGTATCGGGCCAAAAATCCGGAGTATGAACGAAGATATCGAACTTCGGAAAAAGGTAAAGCCCAGGCGCGTAAACAGCGAAAAAGATATTATTATGCCCATAAAGCTCAAGAAAATCAAAAATTTAAAGATTATTATCAAAAAAATCATAGTAGAGAATTAACTCGTAGACGGCAATATTATCAGAAAAATCGAGAAATAGAAATTGCCAAATTTTTGAAGTGGGCAAAAGAAAATCCCGTGAATCGAAGATTTCATGCAGCTAAAAGACGAGCTTCTTTAAAACAAGCTACTCCTCAATGGATCGATTTAAAAGCAATTGAAGAATTCTATAAGAATTGTCCTTCCAGCTGTGAGATTGACCATATCATTCCTTTAACCCATCCTGATGTTCAAGGGCTTCATGTTCCTTGGAATCTACAATACTTACCCATTTCAGAGAATCGACGTAAATCCAACCATTTTATCTCAAATCCAATAAACTCATAGGAGTTTAATAAATGTCTATACTACCACGATGGTATGATGATTTTTCTACTGATCCAACTAGTGATCCAGCTTATGATATAGATAGCTGGACATACAATGGTACTGATGATAGTATGGAACATACCACATCTGGATTGGGGACTATTACATTATTAAATAGTAATAATTCATTTGGAATAGCCGAATTTGACTTTTATTGGAATAATGATCCAAGTGTTTACCCAGATGAATACATGGCGTTTAGGGCTTTTGGATATTTGATTGGATACGGTGTTACAGGAGTAGGATCTAATCATTATAGTGTATTTGGAGCTTGGACTGAAGAAAAAGATCCAGATTCTTTTGATGGGAGCACACCCAGGGCAGATGCCATGGCCAGTTTTGGGGAATCTTCGACAGGCAGGCATGTATTGCGAATGGTATCTACACCAAATGGCGTGGATATTTATTTAGATAATTTTTATAAGGGAACTTTACCCCATGTGGTGGCAGTTAGAGATGTGGCTATCTATGGAAGATTTTGGGCTGCCCACGCCTATGCTTTACATTCATTAAATATTAAATCGGATGCCTCCTTGCCTAAAATTCCAACATTGGTAGAGCCTGGAATTGGAAGCGGGCTAACGGACGTGGATGGGCCAATTATTGTAGATATTCCTGAATCGCGCCTCTATTTAGATTTGGGTTCATATGCTGGGCAGATTGAAGGATTGACCAATGTTGTTTGGGACCCGGCCAGTTTAAAAGCGGGACCAGTGGCAATGTCTGAAAATTCTGGTGTTCCAGATAGGGCAGGTGATACCACTGGTGATTATTATATGGAAATCCCAAATCGGGAAGTCGCATCAGATTATCGGTTAGTTATCAAAGAATCTTTTGTGAGTACCAATAGTGTAGCTGTTGGCGACACCATTGGATTTGATGTGGTAGGTGGTCCTGCCGGACAGACAGCTTTAGTTAAGGAAGAAGATGATTTACATTGCTATGTAGATAAATCCAGATTCCAGTCTTTCAATGATGGTTTTAATTTTGGCACCAGCGGATTACAGAATTACATAGATGAAAGACCTTCCAATAATCTTATTCTACCTAACGCTGACAATTTTGCTCTACACAATATAAATGCTGATGGCAATAATCCATATATTACCGGGCGGCCACTTGCTAATCTGTTTGACGATCAGTATGGTAGTACTCAGGTTCAATATACTAGTGGACATTCATTACCAATTATTATTGATATTGATTTGGGTACAATTTGGAATTTGACTAATTTAAAAGGCCCACGAAATGGTAGTTTAGTGGGGGGTACTATTACTAGCATGGATATTTATTCTAATACGGTACCTTTTGTAGGCTCTAGTTTGGCTCAGGGTACTTTAGAAGTAGACAATCATCCAGTAAATGCTCAACATTCGGGTGTTACCACATTGGGGCCATATTTATCTGGATTAGTCCCCGAATTTTCGCTTACTACTCGATATCTTAGATTAGTAGTTAATAATGATAATATATTGTATGGGGATCAACCAACAGTATATTGTTTTAATCAATTATATTTCTTTGGTACCAATATTTTAGAAATAGATTCCGTAAATGATAATGCTCAATTTGAACATGAACCCGCCATTGGCGGAGGATTTGGTGCATTTCCGGGCGCCGGAGTTACCCAAGGGGATGGTAAAGTTAGAATTACCTTGCCAACAAATATGGAAGTAGCTTCTGGGGAAGCAAATAATTTCTTTAGTATTAAATTTAAACCTGATATAACCGATTAAGGATAAATAAATGGGCGTTCCTTTACCAAAATGGAATGATGATTTTTCTACCGATCCAACCAGTGATCCGGCTTATAAAATTACGAGTGGTGTTACATATAATGGCACTGATGATAGGGTAGAGATTCAAGCTTCCTATAATGATAAACAAGCTCTTACCAAAGCTGACTCTATTAAAACGAGTGGTATAATTATTATTGACGCTGATCCCTTTCCAACAGCATATCCATTTAGTTTTTGGCATTTATTTTATATTCGCGCATTTGGATATTATTTTGTTTGTAATAGAACAGGTACTAGTTATGTGTATCATGAAGAGGAAGAAGGTTGGCGGGGATGTAATTATGTTAGTTGTTATGATAGTTTAAATAAACATATTGTCCGAATTAGTTCTGCAATTTTTAGTGGCGTAGCCGAAATTAAAATCATTAGAAGCACCTTTGATGTGCAATTGTATTTAGATAATATGTTGACTCTCGTTTTGCCGGCACGATCTTTTGTTGGGGATTTAGAAATAGGAAATACTAATTCCGGTGGTGGTGCGCTTACTTCTTATGTTAATAATCTTCAAATGTATGCCGATTCTTCATTACCAGAAGCTCCGGATATTTATCAACCCGGAATGGGTGGGACAATCAATGCTGCTCAGGAAATTATAGTTGATATTCCCGACTCATTGCTTTATGTGGATTTATCTGCTCATGCACCAGGTATCACTGGACTATCAAATGTTGTTTGGGACCCGGCTAGTGTTAAAACTGGTCCAGTGGCTATGACCGAAGATACTGGCATCCCGGATCGCTCAGGGGGAACTACTGGGGATTATTATGTCGAAATCCCATCAAATAGTGTGGCCAGTTTTTATAGAATGACTATTAAAAAGGCATTTGTGGCAGCAAACAGCGTGACTACTGGGGATACTATCGGATTTGATGTTGATGGTGGAGCTGCGGGTCAGACTGGAACTGTGTCAGAAGATGATGATTTGGAATGTATTTTGGAGATTGGTGGATCTTCCATATTAGCCAATGCGGGATTATCTGCTTTACGAGACTTACAATTTACACCGGCACAACATAATTATAATGCAGATAATAATTATAATCTTATCAAGAACGGAAATTCCGCTTCTTTTGATGGATATGCATATGGAAGTAGCCAAAATGATTATTTATCTTTTGAACAAACCGTAAATTTTCCAGTAATTTTAGATGTGGATCTGGGAAAAACATATACGGTTAAATCATTTGCTATTCAATCTAAAGTTATTTCTGATTCATATAGTGAAGTAACAAACGTAGATATATATTCAAATACGAGTCCATTTTCCGGTGCTAGTTTATTACAGGGTACATTAGAATATTCAGATTATCCAGTTGATTTAATCGGTCTGGGTGCAGCAATTCCTGGAAATTTACCAACTGATATTCCTTCTGGACCAGATATAAATATACGTGCTCGATATTGGAGATTTGTATTAACGGATGCTGTTAATGATACTAATGCTCCCGGAGGTGTGATTGAAGTCTCTGGATTACGAACATTTGGAGAAATTGATATTCGAATTATTTCGGATAGCATCAATTCAGTAGATGATGCTGCCCAGTTTGAGGTAGATACTGGCGGAGGTTTTGGAGCCTGGCCCGGTGGTGGAGTGACACAAAATTCAGGTCAAGTTAGAATTACGCTCCCCGCCTCCTTACAAGTATCCGATCAAATTAGAAATTTTATTTCAGTCAAATTTAAGGCTGATCTATCCGATTAAGATGAATGGCAAGTTATACTCGTACATTACAAGAAGATTTAACTGTACAGGATTTTTTATTATCTAAATCCTCGTTAAGTCTTGGTGCGATGTCTGTTAAAGCTATTTTTTCCCAAACTAATATAATTGGAGCAAATTCTAATCAACAGATTCAAAAGTTTGATACTGCTGGACCATTTAGTGCAATTCCTCAGATAGTGCAAGAATTTCCTCCGGAGGGAAGGGGTAGTTTCTATAAATTCCAAAAATTTGATGTAATTGGTGAGCTTAGCGGCGGAGCCCTGCAAGTATATGATGTTGCCGGTAAAGAATTTTATAGTTTATTTGGATTAAATATAGATCAACCATTAGCGGAAACATTATCTTTTGCCGATTCCGTAGATATTCAAGGTGATTTTACTAGAGCTTTATTGGAAATTTTGACTCTAACTGCCCGCACTGGGGCTTCAAAAGGACTTTTCTTTCGGGCCGATCAAAGCACTGTTGTAACGGGAAATACTCAAGTACGGCAATTGGAGGAAATTCCTGATTCTGGTGAAATCGCCGCTTCAGAGCGTCCAATAAGTGGGGATTTAAGAATTTTACGTTATGTGCCCGGCACTACGCCAGGTTCCCCCAATCAAGTGGATTTAGGCTCCGTGCCTACTGATGTTGGCTCCCAAGGTTTTTTATTTGATAATTCGCCCCAAGGAGTGTTTTTAAGAGGTACCTGGGATGTAAAGTTAATTGTTCAGGATACCCATAATACAGGTCAAGTGAAGGCCCATGTTAGTCTTTTTGTGGTTACAGCTGATGCCGGCGGAGTAGCCAAAGTTCAACAAATTGGTCCAACAAAGACATCCACTCCATTTACACCTTCCACTATTCCTACACAATTGACATTTCAATGGGCTGTGCCAGAAGTGGGTGAAATTTTCATAGATAACAACCAATATATGTATGTCGAGACATTTATTGAGGAATTGTCACATCCCGCAGCTTTAGCGGCTGCTAAATTAAGACTGAGTGATATTCCACAAACGTTGTTTAGTGAGCTGCGGTATCCTGGTGTTTCTGATGAGACCACGTACTATTTGACAGCTCCACCTGAAACACTTTCAGTTTCCGATAGTTTGGCATATATCCATGGGTTTAATAGGGCACTTGCAGAGGCATTATCGGTGGCGGATTCTATGACGCATTACGTCGATTTTGAGCGTAATTTGTCGGAATCATTGAGTTTTTCGGATTTAGTGAAAGCAGCAATAAATGTTCTTTACGAAACATTATCAATAACTGATAGTATGACCCGAACTGTAAGCTATCAGAGAGCTTTTATAGAAACGTTAAGTGTTATTGATTCAGTTTTGGCCTATTCCAATAGTGCCAAAAATCTTGTTGAAACTCTAAATGTACAAGATTATGTGAATTTTTCAATTGGTAGGCCTCAGCAACCAAGACCATTCCAGGATATCAATAAGAGGCCTTTAGATAGCTTAAAACGTAAACGATTTCGCAGTCTTAAGTAAATTTGACTAGACGAGAAAAAGATGATAACATAGGAGGGCTTAATAATGGCCGGACGAGAAGGAATTAGGAGGCTTGAGGACCCCCTCATGGCCTTTAGGTTTTGTGTTGAAATCGACGATGTGGCCTCAGCGGGATTTTCGGAAGTCGATGGATTGGGTGCTGAAACCGATATGGTTTCTTACCGTGAAGGTTGTGATGCGTCTACTCCACGTAAAATGCGTGGTTTAACGAATTACAATGATATTACGCTATCACGGGGAATGACTTCTGATGTCGATCTCTGGAATCTGCAAACCCGTGTTTTTGATGCATTTTTGGGGGCAGCTGGTGTTGCTTCTCCAATTTATCGCTTTGATATGTATGTTATTCAAAGGGATATGGTTGGAATTGATATCAAAACCTGGAAAGTAGAACGAGCTTGGGTTCAGAAATATGAGATTGGCACATTGAGTGCAGATGCCAGCGAAGTAGCGATTGAAACTGCTACGGTGGTAAATGAAGGTATCTATTTGGATAACTAACCAGTGTATTAGAGGTCTTATCCGGTTCGACATCAGGGCCGGATAGGGCCATTTTGTGTATACAATAGGAGGAAAATGCAATGCATTTGAACAGTGAAACTTATGAGTTGCCATGTGGATTTTTGGTAACTGATGGAGAGGCAAAACATCTTTATACTCATGTTATGATTCGAGAAATGACTGGAGTGGAAGAAGATTTATTGACGGATGAAAAGAAAATTATTACTGGACAAGCTTTTCATGATATTTTAGCTGCTTGTTGTACGTTGATAAATCCGGAATCGGGAAAGAAATTACAATTGACTCCAGAACGTGTATTGGATATGGCATTGGGAGATAGTATGTTTTCATTAGTAAAACTTCGTGAAGTTTCCCATTCTTCAATGTTTAAATTTGCCCTAAAATGCCGGAATAAATTTTGTCAAAAAACGAATAATTTTGAAGTAGATTTGGCGCAGCTCCCCGTAAAGAAAATGTCTGATCCCCTGATTCGTTCTCATATTTTTTCATTTCCAGATGATGAGGCCAAAGATGGAGAAACGGCAATCACATTTAAAATTGCAGATGGCCATACGGAACAGAAAATGAAATACTTATTGGATCAACACCCAAATGAAAAAATGACTGTAAATTTGGCTGCGAGAACAGTTTCAATCAATACTGGAAAAGACAAAGAACCCCGCTTTTTTCCCTACCTTAAACGCCTTCCAAAACGAATTAGATTAGCTTATTTCCGCGCCGCAGAAAAGGTAGAGGGCGGCATTGACTTGTCTATGGATAAACAAACTATCAATACCTGTAAGTATTGTGATACCAAATTTACTGAAGATATTCCATTAGATGACCCAAATTTCTTCTATCCGGAGTCCATTTAATAGCAGCCTCGGACGCCGATGAGGAAATATTGGCTGCTAATAAAGTGACTTCTTTAGACATTGAAGTTTTTAGATTAGTTTCCCATGGAAAGTTTTCTTCTGTGAAAGAAGTATTAAGCTGGCCTCGTTCTTTTCGTAAAAAAATGGCTGCAATATTAACCTACCAACAACAAGAAGAAAAAAAGGCGATGGATAAAGCTAAACGGCGGGGCAAGAGGGCTAGATAATTGGCTGTAAGTAGTTTAGGGCTTGGGATTCACATCACTGTCACTGGTGGTTTTGAACCCAAATTAGATAGCGCGAATCGTAAGGTTCGTGGATTATCCGGAAATGTCAATAATCTCGCTAAATCTCAAGCGAGAGCTACTTCCATTGCATTAAAACAAGCCGCTGCTTTTGGCATTTTATCGGTAGGTGCCGGTAGGTTGGCTCAAAAGTTTAATGCAATGTCAAAAAGTTTAATTGGAGCATTTTCTCGAATTCTAAATGCCGGCGGTGAATTACAATCTTCTATGGCCGCCCTGCGAGTATTTTTTGGAACGGATACAGAAACAATTGCGGGCGCTGTTTTAAATATTGCTAATTCCACCGATATTGCCCTGCCCAGAGTTATTGATGTGGCTCGTCGTTTTGGAAGTTTAGGATTAGCTGCCGAACAGTCCACCAGAGGTATTCGTGTAGTCACTCAAGCTATTACCACTTTATCCGGACAGGCTCGCACCCGAGCTATTCAGGGTGTGGCCAATATGTTTGATAACTTGAATTCTGCGGCTCGTTTATTAGATACCTCTTTTACAGAATTAGAGAAATCTCAAATCAAATCTTTAAAAGGTTCCGAGCGCACAACTAAAATTATTGAATTATTAGAAAAACGATTTGGAAATGTTTCCAAAGTTATGAGTAAAACATTTTTATTTCGTTTGCGCCAATTAGGTCAATTATTTGAGTTAGCTTTTGCTAAAATTGCCCAACCAGCCTTAGAAGCATTAACTCCGCCCTTGATTCGAGTAGTGGATAAATTTAATAAATTAGTCGAGAGTGCCGAAGCCCAAGAAAAAATATTTAAACCTTTAGGCGCAGTTTTTAAAGCTTTAATTTCTCCGTTTATCCGATTTTTTGAAATTTTAGATAAATATGATGTGATTCCGAAAACTTTACAGTTTTTGGCGGATAATAGAACATTAGTACAATTTGCAGCCATTTCAGCAGTGGTTGGTACCACACTGGCCGGAGCATTTTTAACTTTAGCCGCAACTGTCGGTGCTGCCACAGCTTCTATTTTACTATTTAAAAGTGTAGCTCTCCCGGCTATAATGGGTACGGCTGGAGCTGCCCCGGCTATGGCTGGAGCCGGCGCTGGATTAGCCGCTACTCCGATTACTGATCCCAGTAGATTATTGGGTCCTGCCCCAAAAATGATTGCAGCAAAAGCTAGAGCTATTATGGGATTAAAAACAGTATTAACTGGATTTGGAAAAGCTTTATTGGCAGTTAGTAAATTTGGATTAGTGTTAGTGGGAGCTTTAATTTCTTTAGCAGCATTGGTAGGTACATTGGCCGGTGCATTTTCTGCCGCTAAAGCGCCCGCAATAGATTTTATTAAAGATATGGTTAAAGGTTTTGGGATGGCCATACGCGGTATGATGGAAGTGCTCAAAACCGGTTCCATTGCGGAAGATTTATTTATTAGTTTGAATGAATCCGGTTTTGGTCCTATTTTTCGTGGCTTGACTTGGATTGCTTTACGATTGCAGGATATTTTCAATATTTCTTATGCCATCGCTTCTACTTTAGGGCCAGATTTTCGCCAAACTTTTGATATTGTTAAATTTGCGATAACGGATATTGCGGAAGCATTAGTGCGAATGCTGGAAACACTTGGGATTATTAGCCCGGAAGCTGTCAAAACCGGTGAAGCTCTTGGATTTGTATTTGGGGGTGCTTTGGTGGGGGCTATTAAATTAGTTCTTACATTGATTGAGGGAGTTTCATTAGCCTTAACTACCTTAGTTCGGGGAATTGCAGGATTGATTGAAATGTTGGATGGTTTAGTGAAAGTAGTTTTGGGCTCTATTACTAAATTATCCAGCAGTAAGGCATTTCAAGGATTACTTCTTTTAACTCCTGGCGGAGCTGGTATTGTGGCTTCATTAAACGCGGGTAGAAAGGCTGCCGGTATGTCCAGAGAACAGGCTGGTATTGTTGGTGGAGAAATGTTATCTGAAGGAATGGAAAGTTTTAAACGAGGTTGGGGTACTTGGACTGGAGCAGGTTCCGCCGGTATGGGTACTCCACAGGATACCACTATCAATTTACAAAATAATAATAGTACCAGTGTACAGATGAATGGAAGAGAAATGGGTCGCGCTATGAATAAATCCCAAAAACAAGTACAGGCGGCTGGAAATGCTGGTGGAGTACCCGCCGCTAAAACAGGTACTTAATAGGAATATAAAGAATGCCTTTTCCAAAAACATTTAATCCTAGTAAATTCGATGATTTCGTTAGCAACGAACTTAATGATATTACTAATTTTAATAAAAAACAACAGCTAGGAAATCCTGGAATTAAGTTCCTGAAGGGTTCTTTTTTTCATGTGGATAATTTATTTAAAGATTTGGCATTTCAATTTAATCCAAATCGAATAAAAGATAGTTTAAAAGCTAATTGGGCTGAAAAAAATGCTATTCAATCAGAACAGCCAATTTTCCAACATTTGAATTTTGCGGGAAGATCCTTATCGTTTGAATTATTTCTTCATGGATTAGAAGCTCCAAATGGTTATTCTGCATCTGTTCAAGCTCCATCAGCCGGTAGTTATTCGGGAAAATTATTAAAGCGAGCAGAAGAGGGATTGGTTGCTTTTGCGGCTAAGCGTGTGCCATATGCGGAGGCTATTGGTACTGGTACTGGAATTCTTTTTAATAAATTCTTTCCTCCTAAAAAAGAAGTGCATATGCAACGAACTAGAGATATTTTGGCGGATTTGGAATTTTTAAGAGATGCATTACATGGTCAGGGAAATAAACCGCCTCCAAAATTACTTTTTGATTGGGAGCATTATTATGATTCCGAGTGGATTTTAACTAACTATGATGCGGATATTACCATGTGGGATAAAAATCAAATTCCACTAATGGCGACAGTTTCAGTAGTTTTACGAGAAGTCAAATCGCCAAAAGCGGCTTTGAGGGGATTTTAATGTCTGGTAAAATTTTTGATGATAGCCGATATTTTAATGTAAATCAATATTTGGAAAATAGTGGAGAAGTGATTTTTGTTCCACATAGAAAACCTTTAACTCAAACAGATTTTCCAGATAATATTGTACATACCGTAAGTATAAAAGATCGTGTGGATTTACTTAGTTCGAAATATTATGGGACACCCAAATATGGTTGGGTAATTTCAGATTTTAATGATCTTTTATTCCCGGATGCAGATTTACAAGAAAAAGAATTTGTCATATTACCATCACTCGCTACATTGCGGGATAAGATTTTAGATTAACATGCCAACTGTTCTTAAACCTGTGATATATTTGAAAATCAGTGGAAAAAAATTCCATTGGGCTACTACATTAGATTCGCCGGATTCTAAAATTTTAGATTTTGAATATGAAGATACTGATGGGACCGGCAAGGAGACGAAAAAGAAAAAAGGTGTTCGGGATACATTAAAATTTACCGTTATCAATTATGATCCAACCGCGCCAGAGGGGGAACGTTTTTTAACTGATTCTGATTTATTTAAGGCTGGGAATCAAGTTGAATTTCAATACGGTTTTGAGGATGATTTTCGTTTATCCCCTTGGCGTAATTTCAAGATTGTGGAAGTAGAGGAACGTTATCCGGAAGGGGATATTGAAACTGTTACCGTGATTTGTCATGATAATAGTAAAAATATGCATACGGAAACTAAAGATATATTTCGACCTAAAGCTAAAAAGTCGGAAAAAAATGAGGATATTAAATATTCATTGGAAGATGTGGCCAAAGAAATTGCCGCCGAGAATAATTTGACATATATTGCTTTGGATGAGGCGCCTGCCAAGATAAAACAAAATGGATGGCAACAAAAAAAACAAACAGACATCCAATTTTTATCCGATTTGGCACAAACGTATGGATTAGAAGTATATGTGGAAGGTGATGATTTATTTTTTGGTAAAAAAACAAAAAAATTTAAAGAGCAATCATGGGGAATTTTATTTCGCGGTCAAGAAGAAGATTATTCGGCACGATTGCAAGAAAATAAACGAACCATATTGATGTATGATTTTGAACCCGACGTTGATATTGAAGAAGCAGCGGCTGAAACTAAAACAAATGATTTAGGTACAAGAGATAATAAAGAACAAAAACAAGAAGAAAAAACTACGCGGAGAGTGCTAATTGATCGCGGTAGTGTCCAAGCTAAAAAAATCATTGAAGCTCCCGAACGAAATATACAAAAACGTAAATCAAATGTTCCGGGCCGTGATAAAGAAGATGCCAAAAATAGAAACGAGGCATCTCAACAACAAAATAATGAGGGTACCATTAAAGCACGGGCAGATTGTTTATTACATCCCCAAATGACAGCAAAAGTATTACTTACTATTGAGGGACGTGTGGCCAACAAATGGAAGCAACGTAAATATTATGTGGAAAGTATGCTAGTAAAAATGAGCGGGTCTGATGCGGCAACAATGACGCTTGATTTGACTATGCCTCCGGATATTGGATCTGAAGAAGATACTGGAAAGGCAGACACTTCTAAAAATACTAAAAATGCCAAGACTGGTCAACGTCGAGTGGAAATTGATCGCGGTAATGTTCGTGGTACTAAAATTTTTATTGAGAATCAATAACAATGCCATATGTATTTGACCATGAGCTAAATAAAGTATTATTGGGCATACATCGTGCAATAGTTGTGGATCGTAATGATGATAGTTCTGTATCTAGTGTGCCCCATCGTGGCCGAATTAAAGTAAAAATACCGTATATTAGCGATGGCGATGACCATAAATGGTGGTGTGATGCGGCATTTCCGAGTCATCAATTTTTTAGTGTTCCAGCTGTGGGTACACAGGTATATGTGGCTTTTAATTCTGGTCATCCTGAACAACCAGTATGGCTGGGTGCTGTAAATACAACGAATGCCTCCAAAGATCCACCATCTCGATTTCGAAGAGATACACCAGATGTTTCTGGATATGAATCATTGGGTGGGCATTTTTGGGAATTTGACGATATTTCTGGTGAACGCCATATTCGTATCGAGGATTTAAACGGCAATTATTTTCTGTATGATACAGAATTAAACGATTTAGAGGTATATTTTGCCCGTGATGAGCGACGCACTATTGGTCGGGATCGGACGACTGATATTGGTCGGGATGAGTTTATCACTATCGGGCGGGATCGGACAGTTGATGTTGGTCAAGATGAATTTATGGATATTGGCCGCGATCAAGTATTGGATGTTGGTCAGGATCGGACGCAAAGAGTTGTTAATAATGAGTTGATTGATATCGGGGTAAATCAGACGGAAACTATCGGGAATGATCGTACTCAAACCGTAGTTAATGATGATTCACTAACCGTTCAAAATAATAAGACTATTGATGTTACGGGTACCTGGGATGACACCATTCAAGATGCTTATAGTAGAACCGGACAGTCCACTGGAACATGGGAATTTCAAGATACTGTAAGTTGGACAACCCAGGGTAATTTTGAAATGACTGTCCAAAGTGATTGGACAGCGGATATAACTGGAAATGCAGATTGGACAATTACTGGAGATTGGACAGCTGACGTTACGCAAAGCATTGAATTTGACGCCACGCAAAATATTGTTCTTACGAATCCATTATTTGAATTTAATTTAAAAACGGCAGTTTCAGAGTGGAAGACTGGTACGACTTCAATAATAGTTACTCCAGCATCAATTACAATGAGTATTGGGGGTTTAACATGGACATTTACGGCTTCGGGTATAGTAACTACGGCACCTTCCTATGTGATTGCGGGTATTGATGTAGTGACACACAAACATTTTACTACTGGAGTACCCCCATATACATCTACATGGCAGGCTGGACCATAAGGAAATATAGAAATTGGCGATTGTAAAAAATAAAATATTTGGACGAGGTTTAAGTTTTCCATTGCGGACAGCTCCGGATGGTGGATTTGCAAAAGATATTGATTCGAGTAGAATTGTTCAATCCGGTATAAATATAATTTTACTTCATAGATTACAGCAAGATCCAGATACGGGAAATTATGTTGGAGAGCGTGTATGGCGTCCAGAATTTGGGTCTATGATTGGAGTTTTGAAGCATGAACCTAATCATCCTCCCACCTATAGGAAAGTCCGAAAAGCGATTATTGATCCTATTCAAAAATGGGAACCACGTATAAAAGATTTGTTGGTAAATCTAATTCCATCTGAAAATGATCCATATGTGATTTATGTTTTTGTGAGTTTTAAATTGATTTCAACGAATGAGGTTGGCAATTTAGTTTATCCTCTCTATCTTGAATAATGTAGGGGTTTTTAAGCATGAGCGATATAACTTTAACTAGCTTGATTAACACGGATGCCAAAGATTTTAATGGCATTGTGCAAGCTTTTTTTGAGTATGCCCAAAATAAATTTCCGGAAGTCTGGAGCGATTTTAATAGTGACCAATTTATGGTGCTAATTGCCGAGTTGATTGCTTATGAGGGCGATCTTCTAACGTATTACCTGGATCGTCAAACTACTGAAAATTTTATGGCTACGGCAAGATTGCGTCAGTCCGTAATTGATATTGCTCAAATGCTTGATTATAGATTATCTTCCGCAGTCCCGGCAACTGGACAAGTTACTTTTACTTTAGATGCCGCTTTATTTGATTACAATACTCCAATTCCGGCTGGATTTAAAGTGGGAAATGGAGAATTAGTATATGAAACTACACAAGAAACATTAGTGCCAGCGGCATCCACATCTATTACCGTAGATGTCATAGAGGGTGAGACAAAAGCTGAAACCGTGGCAGGGGATGGCGCATTAGGCCAATCAGAAGGTACTCCGAGTCAGGAATTTACATTGGATCGAACTAATGTAATTTTATCCAATAATTTAACTGATTTAGCAGATGATATTACGGTATTAGTGGGTAATACGCCATACACACCTATTTTTAATTTAGGTTTTGCCCAATCTACGGATAAATCTTTCACTTTATTGACCAATGATGCTGATGAAACAAAACTCGTATTCGGCAATGGAATTTTTGGTGTAATTCCCCCATTGGGAGTAGATATTGAAGCCACATATAGATTTTTATTACCTGAAAGGGAAGACAATAATTTTGGAAATGTTAATGCATCTGCAATTAACACTCTGGTAGATACTAGAGATGGTATTACTGAGGTAACAAATGCGAGTGCCTTTACCGGCGGTCGTGATAAAGAAAGTTTGGAAGAGGCTCGCGTAAATGCGCCCGCATCTGTTAAAGCTGGAGATCGTGCCGTTTCCGTATCCGATCATATCACACTCGCTAAAGCAGTGGATGGGGTGGCAAAAGCCGCTGCATTAACTAACAGCTCCAATGTGCGCTATGTAGATTTATATATTGCACCAGAGGGTGGCGGATTACCATCCCAAACGTTGAAAAATGAAGTGGTTGTGTATTTTGAGCCACGAAAAATGATGCGTACTAAAGTTTTTGTTCGGGACCCAATTTTTCAACCAGTGGCTATCAATTTACGGGTCCAGGCCGAAGCAAATAATAGAAATGAAGATGTAGAAAATGCCATTAGTGTGGCCCTATTGGATTTATTTGATTTTGACAATTTGGATTTTGGGCAGGGGGTTTTCCTAAAATCTACTGGTGGTGCCGATATTTTTGATATCAATGAAACATTAGAATCAATTACGGGAATTGCGAGTATTAAATATAATCGTGTTACCATTAAACCTAGTCCATATGGTAAAAAATTTAGCAATACAGGAACTCCTGAATTTATTGGCACTGATTCAAAAATACGGTCTAATGCGGAACGAAAAGAATTTGAAGCTGAATTAAAAAGTACCACCGAATTTTTGTTAAAAAATAAAATATTTGGAATTTCTACATCTTTGAATGATACTCGCTTAGAGGATAATCTTAAAAACTTTTTATTGGAGACAGGTTCTTCAAGTAGTGTAGCTGCCGATCAATTAGTAGATGAAAGTCAATTTTTTGAAACTAATCAATTTTCCGGGCAAACGTTAATTGATTCTGCTGGAAGTCAATTTGAAATTGACACGAATACAGATACCGATATAAATTTGATTTCTGGCAGTGGAACTCCAGCCGCAGGATCGTATCAAATCGTACAGCGATTAGTGGGTTATTTAGTAAATCCTAATACGGAACAAACATTAACGTTTTTAGTTACTGCCAATGATGCTAATTCGGTAACTGTAGATTCTGGATTATCTGAAGTGGCAGTAATTGGAAATACATATGAAATTTTGAAATATGAAACAAATAAATTTGACCCACAAGCTTATCAAGGATCGGTGACCTTATCCATTGGTTCTACTTCTTTTAGGGATAGCGGAGCCACTGGATTTGCAGATGATTATTTCAACGATATGTATTTAATTTTTAAAGAGGGGGTAGCCGCCAATATTCCTGTTAAAGTAACCAATTTTGTCCAGGCTACCGGAGAATTTACATTTCCTAGTTTAGGCGCGGGAATTGTTCCTGTGGCAGGTGATAGATATACAGTATCACCGGCTTACCGACTAGGATTAAAAACAAATGTGGCTTCTATTCCAGCCCCCACGGCGACTCAGTTTAGTGGCGACGCACTCGGCGGGGAAGGTGATGATTTTTATAATGAATACACAGTATTTTTTACTGATGGGACTTTAGAAGGACAAGCTCGAAAGGTGACGGATTATGATGATGCGGGATCAGATACTCTACTAGTGAATGCGTTTGGATCAGTTCCGGCTATTGGGAATGAATTTCAGTTAGTGCGGGAATATCAAACTGACGATCAATCTATCACTTTTGGTTTATTGGCCACTAATCCTGGCATTACAGATATTTATGTATTTCAGACTTCACCATTGGTTGGTAATCTAACCCCACGGGAAAATCAAATTTTGCAGCTAGTTTCGGATGATTTAACGATCACTGTAGTTGGAGGTTCTTAATGGCAGACGTAGTTACCTTTCAAGTACAGACCGGAAGTTTTCCAGGTCGAATACAGTTATCATGGACATTGGATGAGAATTTATCGGCCAATGAGGAAATTCGCATTCGCAGAGCTTTGAGTATTTTTCCGCTTTCTACTGAAGGTACATTGGTTTTTTCATCTGGAAATTCGTCAATTGTTGAGTATGAAGATCAAGATTTAGATCCAGATACTTTTTATTATTATACTATTTTTGTTTATGATACATCTACGTCCACATATCGGGATTTTGGATTGACTGGACAAGATTTTGCTTTAAGTTATCGGGAATGGGGAGAAGGTGACAGACTTTATAATTTGCTCGCTTCAGATATTCGTGCCGTTCATGAAGTATTGGGCGGGGATAATAATACTTTAAAAAAACTGATGTTGTCCGTAGGTAATATGATGGATTTTTATCGTTCTTTTGTACTAACCGCTGGGTATTGGCGACGGCCCGATATTGCTCCAGAAAATATTTTAGATTTTTATTCTTTAATGTGGGGTTTTGAACCAGAACGTGGATTTGATTTACGTGTTTTACGACAGCTAGCTTTGGGATTAGTAGGTGTCTATAAACGCAAAGGAACGTGTGGTGGATTAGTTGATTTTATAAAAATTTTTACGACTTGGGATGCCCAATGTGATGATGCTGTGGATTTAACGTTTCGGTGGTGGGACCCAGATACAAAAAGAGTGCTATCCTATTTAACTGGTTCGGGAGCGCGTAAAGCTATTGATACCAATCAATCCTTTACTTCTAATTTATGGCAAAATGGCAAATTTTCTGATCCTTTAGATGATATTTTTTATACGATTGTGGGAAATACTACTACGGAAATTATTTTTGAAAATAAAACACCTCCATTTGAGCGATTAGATGGTATCGGTGGAATAGGTATTTCTGCCATAGAATTACAGGATACCGGCCAAAGTTGGACAGACGATCAGTGGCGCGGTTATCGGCTATATATTGACACCTTTTCCACTACGGAATATTTCACAATAATTTCAAATACTTCGGATATTTTGACGGTCAATCCAAAGAAAACTAATTATGGAACACCCGCAGTTTTTCAAGAAGTAGGTCTTGACATGATAGCTGGAGGTGGTGTAGAATATAGAATTGAACCAGAGTATTATGTTCAACAGGGGAGGCATTCGTTAACTTATGATAATACAGTTCCACCAGGTTTTAGAGGTACTTCAAAAGATCCAGCACATTTTTACGTGGGTGGTAGTCGCTCTTTGCTGTCTCTTGGACAGTTCTCTCCACTCTCTGTATTGGTTATTATAGAAGGAGTCGCCAATTTTGTGGGCAGGTCTACCAATTTGGTAGGCAATGTCCTTACAGATGACAATGCCGATTTTGGAGCTATTGATTCTTTAGTTGGTAAACGACTTAATCCTAATGTGCTACAAGCCCAAGATTTTGAAATTACTGGAAATACGGCCACTACCATTACGGTATCGGGGGATTTAACGAAAGTGGCTGCTATTGGTAATAATTACTTTGTTTTAGATGAATTGTCATCAATTAAAACGCGGAGATTGCGAGAAGTAATACCGGAATTTGTTCCGCATGATGTTGATGTTTTTCTTTTCTTTGAGCCGCAATAAGGGGATTTATATAAATGGCTGATATAATTGTTAATTTATATGATGAATCCAAAGCTTATCAAAAGCTGATTTATCAAAAAGGCCGAGATGTTCCTAGTGATGAATTTAATGAAATGCAGGATATCTTTCGAGTCGCTAAACGCCGCACATTTCGAGAATTATGGGGCGATGGATTTTTTGCATTAGGATTTCAAGTCATAGAATCGGGTAATCCAAATGAAATTACTATTTCGGCGGGCAGAGCTTTAATTCAAGGTGAATTTGTAGAAAATGAAACTCAATATAATATTCAGGGTTTAACAACTCCTAGTGGAGCTGATCGACAAGATGTGGTATATTTGCGAGCCCAAGAAATGGAAATAACATCAGCTGATGATACGGATATTGAATTTGCCGATATTGGTGAAACTGCCCGTAGAATTAAATTGGTGATAGATGTTCTGGTAGATGAGGGTACGGGTACTCCTCCCACCACTACTGGGGATTTACATGACGGCGGCATTCATTATGAGCCAATTGCGATTTTAGATCGCCTTGATGGAAATGCTAATATTACAGCAGCTATGATAACGGATAATCGCAGAATTATTGGCGTATCTTTTCTGAATGAAGATAAGAACTTAGAAATAGTAAATGGCGGTAATGTTTCTTGGGAAGTGGTAGGCGCCAATAAAGTTGCATTTGATGCAAATATTAGAATAATTCAACCATCTACTGCGGGTCACGCCATTATTTCTGCCCTACCGGGTGGATTTGATTTACCCACATCAGGAAGTGTGGCATATGTGAATTTAGATCGGAATGCTGGATCAGATTATCCGGTATCTTTAGTTTATGGTACGTGGACCACTATTCCCAATAATTCTAATGCGTTTCCAATTTTTTATCGTTCTGATGATGGACGTTTATATGGGGTAGAAGGTACTGTATGGGATTCGGGACAAACACATCCAATGAGAGTAAATCCTTTTACTGGTTTGATTGTTGACGCCGATGTATCGCCTACTGCTGATATTCAAGGCAGTAAATTATTAGATGCTAGTGTGCCTAATTCTAAGTTAGCCGGATATCCGTTTGGTGAATTTCCAAATCCATTGATGGCATTATCGCCAACGGATAGTTGTCCAGCTGGATTTACCAAAATAGATGTGGGTACTAATGATACTTGGTTACAATTGGCGGGGCCGGCTGGAGGAGCTACCACCACGCCGTTTGGAAGTAATACGCATAACCATGGTTCTCATACCCATGGAAGTGGTAGCTATCGAGTTATTTTACCGCTTTTTGATTGTGATATTTTTGATTCCGGATTTGGTTTTGTTTTCGATGCTTTTCAGCCCGGAGTAGGATCTGGATGGAGGAATCAAAGTTTTTATGTGTCTGGGGCTAGTGGTTCTACAGCTATTAGTAATGCGAGTCATCAGCCAAAAAGTATTCGATTAACTTTATGTCAGAAAAATCCATAAGGAGATATAATGTTACGTGGACTTATTGCCAAGTGGGCAAATCAAATTGTAAAATGGGCCAATAGGCCAGAATTTGAATCTAATTTATCTAAAGTGATTCTTAGCTGGGCAGATTACTGTGATTCCAAAAAAGCTAAAATAGTATTATATGGAATTAAATCTTGTCCAACTTGTAAGGAAATCAAACTTTGGTTGGAAAGTAATTGGGTTCCATATATTTATGTTGATTGTCAGCAAATTTTTCCAGTAGTTATTCCTAAAGCTCGACATTTATTAGGTTATTTTGGTTTTATTGGCAATAAGAGAAGATTATTTTTATATAGATCGTTTCCGCAGGTAGATTTAATAAGTCCGGATGGTAAATGGGAACGCTATATGATTAACACAAAGGATATTCGGAACCGTGTGGAAGAATTTATTCAATCAAATATTAAAGATTTTCCAGGGTTCGAGAATGGGGTACACGGAGATGTACAACCTGAAGAACAAGCCTTTATACAACTCCAAACAATTCTTGAACAAAAACGAGAAAATGGAAGAAAAAAAGCCGATATTGCCGCCGATAATTTACCGAAGACTTGAGGGTTGTTATCCTCCATTTCGGGAACAAGTTATTAAATTTTTATTGGCTGCCCATATGAAAGGTTTATATGTTTATGTGGTACAAGGATATCGGTCTTTTAAACGACAAGATCAATATTACGCGAAGGGCAGACGTGGCATTTCGGGTGAGAAAATTGTTACAAAAGCTAAAGGCGGGCAGAGTTACCATAATTATGGAGTTGCCATTGATTTAGCTTTTGATGAAGATTTAATTAAAGAGGGCGTCCAATGGTCTTGGGATAAGAATTTACCCTGGGATTCATTGGGTGCATTAGGAGAAGCATTTGGATTAGGGTGGGGGGGCAACTGGCCCGGATTCAAAGGTGATTTAGGTCATTTTCATCGTACATATGGATTCACGGTAAAACAACTCAAAGAATTCTATGATGCAGGTGGTTTAAAAAACGTTTGGAAAGAATTAGATAAAGCCAGAGAGGAGTAAATTATGGCGGTATTTAAGAAGCGGGGTCCCCGTACCGCGATATGGAGTTTTGACCATCATCTACCATATCACGATAAAAAAGCTCTTAAATTGATGATGAAAGTGGCTGTGGATTTGAATAGACGAGAAGGATTAGATGAATTTGGATTGGGTGGAGATGTATCAGATTGTTATGTTATTGGAAACTATGCCCGAGATCCAGCTTTACCTAGAATGCTAAAAGTGGAAATCGCCGAAGTTGGTAATTTTTTGGATGATATTGATCGGCTATTTCCGAAATCTCAAAAAGTGTATATTGAAGGCAATCATGAGAATCGCTTTACGCGCTTTATACGAGACCGCGCCCCGGAATTATACGGCTTGATTGATTACGAGACACTTTTTAATTTAAAAAATCGCAAACGTTGGAAATGGGTTCCTTATGGTCCATATCAAAAATATAATGTGTTGGGATCAAAGCTCATTGCCAGACATGAACCAATGAGTGCTGGAGAGCATGTGGCAGCCAATACCGTCAAAAGAGCCGGCACTTCCGTTATGTTTGGTCATGTGCATAAGATACAAGAATTTCAAGTAGTTACTTTGGATGGCTCTAATCTTCGTGGAATTTCAAGTGGGTGGTTGGGAAATAAAGATCATCCAGCTTTTAATTATGTAAAAAATCACCATCAATGGGCACAAGGTTTTAATGTCGTTCGTGTTTTGCCCAATGGAAGATGGTTTAATCAAGTTGTTCATATTATTGATTATAAATGTTGTGTTGATGGAAAGATTTATTCAATTTAGAGAAATTTTGGGGGGGTTTAAAAGGTGGGATTCGATCATATTGATTGGTTCGACCCGGATATTGTGCGTTTGGCCACATATTGTGCAAATGCTGGTAGTACCTGGAGAGACAAAGATACCGGTAAATTGATTACTAAAATAAATGGGAAATTTATTCCGATAGTCCGTGATTTATTCATGCAATTTTTTCCATCCACTGTTTATACTGTAGGTGGGTCACAAGTAGAGGTTAAGCCAGGAGTTGGTGTTTGGAAACATCATTTGGTAATTAAAGACAGTGAATTATTGGAACAATTTGAGGAAAAGGGATATTTTTTAGGGTCACGTAGGAGAAGGCCTAATCCAGAAATTATCAATTCTCCGCATTTATTTCCCGATTATTTACGAGTTATTTGGGAAATTCATGGGAAAATTTTATCCAGAGATCCATTAGTAGTAGCTATTGAAGAAAAATATCCACAGGAATTATCCAAATTAAAAGAACTTTTACTTAAAGTAGATGTTTATACAGAAATGCGTCGAAGTAATTTTTTCTATTTAGAAATGTCTGATCGTAAATCCATTATCAACTTTTTTGATTTGTTTAATTGGAAAGCGGATTGGAAATATGGCAAGAAAAATATTGAACAAATTAAATTTCTTTTAGACCAGCAGGAGATTAAAGGGAATGTTGGTGCCCAAGCAAGTTAAAGGATTATTATTAAATTCGAGTGAAGATCAAGAAGGAATTATTTTGGAATGGCTCGAATTGCCTGAAAATGCCGATGAATATAGGCTTTTTCGTGGTGGGGCTCTGGCATTTCCAGCAGCCGATGGTCCCTATAATGTACAAGATACAGATACATTAACGGTTAAAATTAGAGGAGGCCCCCTTCAGACCATCACATTAACTGGGGTGACAAATGGGGCGGCCACGTCATCTGAAATTGTGGCCGCGATTGCGGCTTCTGGAGTTGATTTAGAAGCTGATGTGAGTTTGAATAATTCCAATAGATTTATTATTAGAGCTACGGGTTCGGGTGTTGGGAAAATGTTTGAATTAGTTGGTGGCACAGCTCTTTCTGGTTTAGGATTAGTTGAAGGATACTATTGGAATAGAGAACAAACATTATATCATCAAATTGCTACAGTGGCGCAAACAGGAAATCCCACTTCACAATTTGAAGATCGAGATGGTCTTCCAGGAGATTTTTATAAAATTGCGGCTGTGAATACCACTGGTCCTTTTAATCCGGGTATAAGTGAATTAACGGGTCAATATAGTTTAATAAAACAATTGGAATATCACATAGATGACCCCGTTAATAAGATAGTAATTTATGGTAAATTGGTTCATGCTGATGGATCACCAGTGACCAATGTATCGGTTAATTTGTCTCCTCCTTTAGGGCGTATCCCCAGCTTAAACAAAAATCTGAGAGATTCTGAATTTGGAATTTCCAAAGTATTTCGAACGGTTTATACGGATGAGGATGGCTTTTTTGCAATGGAAGCTCTGCCTGATATGACTTATCGATTACGGATTGAATCAATTGATTATGACCAACTAGTTAAAACAACTACCACGTCTCAAGATTTTACGGATTTAAACATTGATAATGTTGAAGCTGGTTTGGATATATTTATTTAATGTTGCTTTTAGACACTAAAAATCAAAGTTTGTTAGCAGTTACTTTGGCGGGTCCTGTGACCACACAGCCTACTTTTAGTGTTTCTTATGCAAAATTTGGAACTGATCCTTCTGAAAATGAACGATTGATTTTACAACAAAATATTAGTGGACGATTAAAACGACAGGGAGAATTAACTGGTACGACTGAAAAAGTATTAGTTTCCGCTCCGGATGATGGTACGATTTTTAATTATAAAATTTATCATTTATCCATTTTTAATAATGATACTGCCCCAATTGGTATTAAAATATTAAGTCGGGATTTATCGGTTATCCCGACAGATCATATTGAATGGATGGGTACATTGGATATTGGTGAATTTGTAGTATTGGATAACCGGGGCATGTGGAATGTGTATGCCGCAAACGGAGTAGTAAAAAGAGTAGATACTAGTGGAGGAATTGGTACCGGGGATTTAGATGTACGCAATGATGGCGCATTAGTCGATGATGAAACTATTGAATTAAATTTCTATAATGGGATTACGGCGACCTCTGTAGGGGTTGGATTAGTTCAAGTCAATGCGGATTATGCTGGATCTGGTGGTGATTATGGAATGGCGGTATCGTTAGCCAGATCGGATCATATTCATGATACCAGATATTATACTCAAGCTCGTTTAGGATCTGTATTGAATGCCGAAGGGGCTAGTTTAATTGGTATTGAGGATGCCACTGCTTATTATACCGGGGCTACTGTAGAAGCGGCTCTACAGGAAATTGGTGCAGATATAAATGTCTTACAACTGGATTTGGCGGATTTAATAGCAGATTTGGCATCTACGGCACCGGGCGAAGGGGCCAGTTTAATTGGAATTGAAGATTCTGGCGGATATTATACCTCTACTGATGTGGAAGGTGCTTTGGCGGAATTGATTACCAAATTAAATGGATATGCCGTTCAATTTGGTAGAGATGCTCAAATTTCTACACCGGGTACCTATTTAAGGACCGCAGATGGAATTTCATCTGATCCGACTAATTCCCCAATCGCTACTGTTTATAATGGAACTTTGGCCGCTGCGGCAGTGGGTGTTAAATCAGCTCCCGGAGCTGCTTGGGGTTTGGAGATTTTGGTAAATGGGGTAGTGCAGGAATCCATAAATCAACCTTCTGGAGCTGCCCTTCAATTAGTAGATATCACATTATCAACTTCAATTAGTCCTGGAGATTTAATTAGCGTGCGGGTGGCTAATCCGAGTGCGAATTTAGATCGTCCAGTTTGTATTTTAATTATTAAAGGTTAAAAATGCTATATTCTGAATTCATAATAACTACCACTGGAACTAGTCCAACAATTAGTTTTCCGGACATTGGCTCTCGATTATTTACCCATCCGGTTACGGTGGATTTGGTTAGCACAGAAGGCTATAAACTACATGAGCTTTTATTTAGTAAAGATATCTGTGATGCTATTGATGCCGGATATATTACAGTTCAGGATTCGGAAGGAAATCCAATAAGTTCTTCGGCAGATTTGAAAACTGTTTATCAACCTCATGTTTTAGGCGCACATGATGATGTCGATTTCTCAGCCGGAGTTTCTGATGGGGAAGTATTAGAATATGAATCCGCTTCCGGAAAATGGAAAGCCGGAGCAGGTGGTGGCGGATTATCTCCAACCACACATCGAAATTTAGATCAATTAGTCCATGAACTAGCTGAAGATGCTTATGTAGAATTTCTTTATTCTGGTAATTTAGTAACTGATGAAATTTATTGGACGAATAATTTAAAAGTAGCAAAGATTCGAGAGTATAATTATAGCTATACTGCAAATAAAGTCAATACAGAAGTAATCAAACAATATGATGTTACTGGGTTAATTGTAGTAGAAACGTTAACTCGCACTTATAATTATACCGGAAATAAAGTAACTAGCATAGATGAGGTATTAACATAATGCCAGGAGCAGTAATAATAAATCCAATTAGTATTGGGGATATTTCAGCGGCTACAACGATTTCCCCCGGTAATTCCACTTCCACTCCGTTAGGTGCCGGTGCCACATTTCCCGGAAGTTTTGAATCAGTTTTGGGTGCCTCTACTGTAACTTTGATTGTATTTACCGATCAGGATTCGGCCTCGGATGGATTGGTAATGGAGTGGTCTAGTGACGGCGTGAATATTGATGAAACTGATAAATTTTCTTTGGAAGCTAACAAAGGCAAACAATTTTCATTTGGTGTTCCAGCACAATATTTAAGAGTAACTTATACGAATAATGCAACTACAGCACAAACTGTTTTTCGGATGCAGGTTATTTATCATCCTTTTAAAGTTAAATCTTCTTCTCATAGGTTAATTGATACGCTAAATGATAATGACGATGCAGAATTAGTAAAAGCAATTATTGCGGCAAAAAATGCAAACGGTGTTTATAAAAATTTATCTAGTGATGCTTTAGATCGTTTATTAGTTTCTGGTTCATTTTATTTATCTGAACCAGAACCGCCACCGGATTCTGATAAAGTTACCATTGATGCCAGTTCCCCCATAGATGTATCCGGTTCAGAAACATATGAATATACAATCACAAATGGTAAAACATTTACTTTAGCTGCTGCCACCATTGGGGCGGAAGGAGATCCGACTGAGAAGGGATCAAAAGTAGAAATTTCCTATGTGGATTCCGGCGGAACTCCTCATTTAATTGAAAGAGTTTATATTACTGGATTTACGGTTCAAATTTTTCCAGGCACCAATGAAGCTAGAGATGGCACTGTAATGGTAGGAAATGGTACCACGACTAAAATTAGAATTGTGCGGTTTCGTTTTGGCGGCAGCACTGCTGAAATTGATGCAATTGCAAGAGGATATGAAATCTAATGTTTAGAAAAGTTTATCCCAGTTGGGCGCAATTTAAAAATTTAATTACAAGCAATGATGAGTTTCAATGGAATTTTATTGAACTAGACCAGCGATATGATTTATTTGGAGTTGCTGGTGGTATAACATTTGAATGTACACTTTTAAAAGATTCCGGAATTGACCAGCAGGAATTCGAAGCGGATTATAAAGCTGACGCAGATATGATTTTTAAACAGCATGTGAGGGCTCGTCTTCAGGGGAAAAAAGCTAATGGTGCCTTTGCTGATATGGGAATATCAGATGATGGTAAACTTAAGGTTGAAACGACACCATCTTCAGCTCCAGGCACACAACAAGAAATCATAATTGTAGACGCAGATGATCCTACCAAAAAAGGTAAAGTGGATTCAGGCCGGCAACTTGTATCTACCCAACCACCTCCAGCTCCTCCTGGTTCCACATCCATAATTGAAATTATTGATGATACCTTTAATAATAATGAGTTCAAAAATTATTTTTATACGGTTACGGATGAAAAAACTATTGAACTACAAAGATTTAGTGCATCTGGAGTGGCCATACAAAATGGATGGACTGTTGAACTCTATAAAGATCCTTATGGCGAAGGATCACAAGGATCTCCAATACAGGCGAATTGGGAATTAGTGGCTTTAATAGTTATTCCGGAAGGTGGGTATAATTATACTGAAGATTTAAAACCGGATACATTGAGCGGCGACGGTATCGCTAGATTAGTTATTCGTATTAGTCGTCTTGGTGGCGGTGGTGGTGGTAAAAGAGCTTACGCGAAATTTGTTGGATATGAGGTATAATCATGGCAGACAAATCAAAAAAATATTATAAAAGTGTCCCAGCTAATTATACGGATGCCGATGAAGAAGTAATCCCAAATGGGGAATCATGGGATATTCAATTTTGGATTGGATCAGCCAATCCCACACAAGATACCCATGTTAAAATTATTTGGGATTTCGGAGGGGCTAATGAAGAAATTTTAGCTCTTACCCATACTTCTGCGAAACATATTATCGGTGAAACTATTACAGGAGATGGTACGAAAATACTAGCTATTTGTTTAGTTAACGATTCTGGGGATGAAGAAGCATTAGGTGTGGAAATGACTGCAAGGAGTGTTGAATAATGGCTTTATATAAACGAAAACCAAAAAAATATAAATCTTTGGATGGACGGGATTTAGTTAGATCAGATAGCCGGCCAAAAGATTATATCACGAATTTTACCATGCGTGGAGACTCATTAACGGGAATTGGTGATGGAAAAATTTTGAAATGGGATTTTTCCAATGATGATGATGACATTACCGCCCCAACTGGATATAAACGGAAACGCCTGGAAGTGGGGTTTTCTGAGAAAGTCTATATTAAAGAAGGCACATTATATTTTTTTGAAACTCCGCATGGTGCGTATGTGGATATGAAAATAGTATGCAAAACAGGCGGATATTATGCTGATCCGAATGGAACAATACCTGGCTCAGTTTTGGGTTTAGATCCCGAAAAAATGTACACTCAAGCTACTGCCGATACTCCAGTAATCCATTATGTTAATAATCATTTTATTCAAGGTAATGTTCCCATGGGAGATGAATTAAATACAGAGGGAGCTTCTGAGGAAGGCTTACCCCCCCAACAATATGGCTATGTAATTTGGGTAGAAATTACTACTCCAGATACAGATTCGATATCCAATGGTTGCGCAGAATTGGAGCTTTATAGACCGCGAACAGTATTGTTGCCGGGAGAATCGGTATAAATGTGGTTGGAATTGGGCAAATTTTTAATGACACAAGGACCGTTTGCGGTTCTATGTGGTTATTTAGCCTGGAGAAATTGGGATTTACAAAAACGGTTGCGGCAATTGGAAGATGCTAGATTTAATGACTTGCGGCATCATGTGGAATCTTTAAGCACTTTACAAAGTGCTATGGGAACTTTTAAATCAGAAATTCGCGGAAAATTAGATTCAATTAAAGAAGCGATCATACAAAAAAGGTAAAAAATTCATGAATTTATTCAAACGTAAACCAAAAAAATCGCAATCTCCAGAACGTTGCCCGAAAAAATGTGAAGAAGATATACAAAAAACACATAAAAATTTTCAGGAGTTTATGAAATCTTTTAAAGAAGAAAGCGAGCGAGAAGTAAAAAATAATGGGGATTGGTTAAAAATTGGAAAAGCCGAAGGATTCTAAAATTCAAATTGATCTTGCATTATCCGGATCAGGAGTTCGATTGGGTGGCCATATTGGTGGCTTATTAGCCCTACAGGAATTAAATTTTGAGCCGGTTAGAGTTGTGGCCACATCTGGTGGGGCAATTATAGGTGGATTTTACGCAGCTGGATTTGATCCTAAAAAAATACGAGATATTTTTTGGGAATTGGATTTAAGCAAATTAAAGGCTTTTGCTCCCTGGTTATTATTGACTAAGCGAGCTATTTTTTCGTATGCCAAATTAAAACAGTTTTTATTCTCTTTTATTGGAAATAAAACATTGGCTGAATTACCACTTTATTTGGGAACTGTTGCATATGATACGAAAAGTGACTCAGAAATTCTTTTAGATAAATTTTCCTGTGGTTCTGTGAAAGCAGTAGATGCAATTTTAGCGTCGGCCTGTATTCCGTATTATTTTGGCTCTATTAAAATGCGACATCCTACTACTGGACAAGTATGGAAATTGACCGATGGTGGGATTATAAATAATTATCCGATTTCAATTTTGAAAAGTAATCGGAGATTGATTGGACTTTGGATTCAGGGGAAGGGTCAGGAAAAAGAAAAACACTGGTGGGATATTTTTCAATATGATAAAAGCATTATTGGAGCTTTGTTGGATACATCTTCCCATAAACATATCAAATCTAATTACTGGGAACAAACTGTCCCTATAATTATTAAGGATATCTCCGCGATTGATTTTAATTTAACCAAAAAACAGAAAGAACAAATGATGCAAATTGGCTATGAAGCCGTAATGAATAAATTTAAGGGGAACCAATAATGGCGGCAACTGATCCATTAGGCGATCTTTTATTGGAAAAATATCGGACATTTTTGGCCGGGATTTATACTGCGGACTTTGTGGATGGGGATGTCACTATTGATCCAGCTAATACGATTACGGAAGCTGGGCATCCATTCGTTCAAAATGATCTTATTCAATTATCCACTACCGGCACTTTGCCCACTGGTTTGAATCCTTATCCGACTAATTATTGGATTGATTATGTAGATGCCAGCACGGTTCGATATTTAGACGCATTTAATGGGTCAATTGTAGTGATTTCCGCAGCGACGGGTGGGGGCACACATACAATGACTCGGACATTTAAAGACCTCTCATTTGACGAAACGAAGCGTCTTTATTATCTGGAACGTCTTCAAGCTGTGGCCGGAGTCCAACCAAAAAATTTATCAGTACGTGATTATATGGATTTGTTTTTCAGAGATCAAGGTTATGGCCCAGGTAATTCCGAATCCAGGGAACGGGAAATGTTTATCGCGGAATCTACTGCAACGACCCAGGATTCTTGGGAAAAAGCCGCAAGGATTTGGGCGGAAACCCCATAAATAGTCAATGACAATTAGTAAATTAGAAAAATTATCTCTGTGTTTTGATATTGAAGAATTTCATTTGAAATTCATAGAAACACGTTTAATTACACATGGATACATAGGAGATCCGAGGGAAATGATGAGAATAAAACGGTATGATACCGCCCCGGTCTTACGAGCAGAATTACGCAATGCGTTAGACGAATCCGTTCATCTAACTCTTCTAAATCCGATCAAATTTATTATGCGCGAAAAATTTTACTATGAGAGCGATCAGGAAACTGAAGAACTCAAAATTTTAGAATCGAGTAACGTCATTCTGTCTCCACAAGATGCTCATAGGGGTCGTTTTCAATATTTATGGCAACCTGGAGATACGGATACTCCGGGACCATATATTGCAGAATTTGAGATTTTATTAAATGGTCTCGAATCCAATGGATTTGGACCTTTTGTATTGGAGGATGGCCAAACTTTGGAACTATCCATTGATGGGGGCACTATCCAGAGTTTTACTTTCAATACGGCAGATTTTGAGGATATCGCCGCAGCGACAGCCGAAGAGATTGTAGACGTGCTTAATGCCACTCTGACAGGCGCTACGGCAATCGCCACAGATGCAGCTAGGAGAATCCTCATTCAGACCAATAATACCTCATCTGAGGGCTCTGTGCAGCTAACAGGTGGCACTGCCTTGACGGAACTTGATTTTGACCAAGAATTAAGGACAAATAGAAAAATCAGTTTGCCCGAATGTGGCCTTCTGATTAACATAGTAGACGACTTAGACGAATTTTAAATGGCGGGTCTTTCGCAGTAACGTGCTGCCAAGCGGTCTCAGAACCATGGATAGGCTGAGCAAGTTGGGGCTGATACCCCCAAGCCCGCCGCTTTTTAAGAAGAAGAATAGGAATTTCAGTGGAATATCAATGGCTTAATAAATCTGTCCGGATTGATTCAAAATTGGATGGATTTCGCGGAACTTTGTATCCTTTCCAGCATCAGGGCGTAGCATTTCTCGCCTCTGTCAAACGCGGTTTACTTTTAGACAAAACAGGTTTAGGTAAAACCGTACAATGCATTGCCGCATATGATCTTTTAAAAACTCAAAAATATCCGAAACTTAAGATCGTTGTGGTAACTCTTGCCTCTACCCAAATTCAATGGGAAAATGAATTTCAAAAATTTCTACCCACTGCTAAAGTTAAAGCAGTCATCGGGCACAAATCTGCCCGCCGGCAAATCTATAGCCAATTTTATACGGATGAACTGGATGGTTATATTGTCAATTATTCCCAACTGTTACATGATATGAAGTTGACAAATCCAAAATCTTATTTTAATTTGAATGGTATTGGCGAAATCCCCAACTCCATCCGGGGACAGCAATATTTATTAGTTTTGGATGAAATACAAAAATGTAAAAATGTCTCTGCTAAAACATCTAAATCAGCTCTTTGGTTAGCGGAACGGTCTCTGGGTGTGAAAGGATTGACCGCTACACCAATTTATAATCATCTTGTTGATATTTATGGGATTTTTAAATTATTAGATCCGAATGTATTTATCAATAAAGAAAATTTTAAAAAGCAATTTTGTGTATTATCCTATGTGTGGAGCATACACGGCCAAATTGTTGGTTATAAAAATCATGACAAATTGCGTCAAAGAATTCAACATTTTGTCATGGGGAGGACAAAGAAAGAAGTAATTAAAGAATTACCGGATTTGATTACTCAAGATTATTGGATAGAGCTGCCGGATTGGCATATGCGAGATTATGAATTTATTGTAGGCGGAGGGCATTGGAAAAAAGATATTGAAGAAAATATAGATCCAATTGGAGCCATCCAGAGGGCTCAAGTATGTGTAAATGCTATTGAAACTTTGGATGATTATGATGGTAAAGAAAGTCACCCAAAATTGGAAGAAGCCCTGCGGCTTGTACAAGAAAATTTAGTAGGAGAGAATATTTTAATTTTTTCTAAATTTGAAAAGACAATAAGTGTCTTGCAAAAAATCTTTAAATCTGCTAATATTCCATTTTGGAGGATAACCGGAAAAGAATCGGCTCCGCAGAGAGCTAAAGCCTTGAAACAATTTGAGGAATTAGAAAATACCGATCAAACCGCAGTGATGGGCATTACTACGGCAGGCGGTGCTGGTTTAAATTTACAATCCGCTGGAACATTGATTATGCTAGATCGGCCATGGTCTGGTGGAGAGATTGAACAAATTCGGGGTCGCATACATCGAATTGGTACGAAATATCGGAGTCTTTTGGAAATAAATATCATTGCTAAAGACACAATTGATGAGTATGTGCTTGAATCTCTTAGGAAAAAAGCCAAACATTCATCAAAAGTTTTTGGAAGTGGGGATGCCCCGATTACCATTCCGGAAATTTTGGAAAAAATAAAAAGGAAAAATTCATGAGTGTTTTAGATAAGATACAAAAAAAGATAAATGATTGCACCGTCTGTAATGGAAAAATATACTATACTGGCAAAACTAAGTTAGCAAAACGATGTCCCCATTGCTACAAACGAGAACTTTTCCAATTCCGATTTCGGGAAGCTCAAATAGATGAAAAATTTATTGATCGCGTATATGCCGAAAAAGTTCGAGAATTGTTCAAAGGCCAGCTTACTATTGTCATGTGCGATTGGAATGTGGAAAGACAGCGTAAATGGGCGAATTCCGCCGCTTTGGTGGCCACAAGCGTTGGATTGAGAACAGCTATATATTCCGATAAAGATTTGATTGATACGGTTTTTAATCGGGCCGGCACGGAAGAACGCAAAGCCTGGGATTCTCGATTTTTAGATCCCCAATTTCTAGTAATTTTTCTTGGCACAGTTGTAAATCGAAATTTTATTGGATCATATGTAATGGAGCTTTTTTGGCAAAGAGAGCGGCACAATAAATTAACATTTGGAATTATCCCAAGTTTAAATAAAGTGGATGAGCTTTATAAAGATGAACAATTAAAAAAGTTTTTGGAAACCGAACTTTTAGAACGAAAACCTAAAGCTTTGTATGTGATGAATACAGGCAATATTAAAAATGTCTCAAGTTGAAGATGTTGTTTTATCTGGTTGTTTGACTCCATTGGTTGAAACAATCAAAAGAAATATCTATCCAGAATTTTTTGAAGATGATGTAAAAGCAGAATTGTATCGCCGGCTAATTCAATTCTGGTTAGAAAAAGGAATTCCCATGTCTAAAGAAGCATTAAAAGCTTCCTTGGAATCCTTGAATGCGGAACAACGAATTAAATTTGAAGAAACAGTTGAGAAGCTTTCCGATAGTATTGATTTAGCTTTAGTACATCAGCGAATGGAAGCTTTAATTCAATTGTATAAGGATAGGGAGACGCGGGCTGTAGCTGATTTAGCCAAAGAATTAAGAACAGGTAAAGATTTAGAAATTCGTGGAAAAATGCTTGCGCGACTTTTAGAAATTAAAAATAAAACTAGTATTAGTATTATTACCGAAGATTTTACTGGGGAAGAGGCGAAAGATAAAATGTTTCAATTTATTGAGGATCAAAAAAACCAGCAAGTAGGTGTATTATCAGGCATTAAAGAATTGGACCGAGAATTAAATGGAGGGCGGGCTGGGGAATTGTGGGTATATTATGCAGCATCCGGACATGGTAAATCCACGATGTTACGTAATCATTGCTATAACGCCGTCATAGAACAGGGTAAAAATGTAGCTCTTTTTAGTGCGGAATTAGGTTTAGATTTAATGCGATTAAATGTAATGGCCATTCATGCCTTTAAAAAATTTGGATTAGATTCTTTTAATACTAAACATTTACGAGCTGGACAATTAACTCCCGAAGTCGAAAAAGTTTTTAAAGAGGCTGTGGATGATTTTACGAATAATCCAAAATATGGTAAACTAATTTTTGAAAAAGTATCTGCCGGACAAACTATTCAAGACATTCATGCCCGTTGTGAGGAAATTCATAAATTTACTCCGTTATCTGCTGTGTTTGTGGATTACTTTGATCGGTTAGCTATGATGACTAAGGGTACTGAAAACTATTTAACAAAGGGTGAAACATTCATTTATGCCCAACGAGATTTTGCTTTAAATTTCAATCAAGGAGAAGGCATTTTTGTTTGTACTGCCCATCAAATTAACCGCGTAGGTAAAGAGAAAGCCGTTAAACGAAGTGGAATTTATTTATTAGAGGATGCCGCGAATACCCCCGATGCTTATCGGTCTCCAGATGTTGTAATCTCTATGTTTAAGCTTAGTGCATTAGAAGGTGATAAAAAAGAAAAATTACCACGATCCTTTACCAATGAATCCCGCATGGCCGTATTAAAAAATAGACATGGAGAAGGCTACCCCGATTTGCCATATTTTGATGTGGAATCTCATTTTCAAGCCGGAAGTCTCCGCAGCTTTGAAGACGGGATGAGTAATAGGCCTTCACAAATGAGTTTGGAGGGCGGGGAAGAATTAGATTTTGGTGACAAAGAAGATAAATGAAATATGGAAAATCTCATTTACGAAATAATAAATTATTATCGACCAAATACAATTTATCCTGAACAGCGACAAAATTTTGCGTGTATTGTACATGGCCATGATGTGCATCCTTCAGCGCGAGTCTATCCCGAAACTAAAATATATAAATGTTATGCTTGCGGGGCTTATTATGGACCAGTAGGATTAGTGAGAGCGATGGAAGGATTTACTTCCAATGAGGAGGCCCGTGATTTTATTTTCAAAAATTTTGGAATTCGTTTAGGTACTGATTTTCAACCTGTGGAAAATGAATTGTTGCAAGCTTATCGGAATGAAATTATAAAATTAACAATTAAATATCGGCATCCTAGATTCAATAAAATCTATTATGAATTGGATCAGGCGTATAGAAAAAAAGATGAGGATAAACTTAAGTGGATTTTTGAGGGGTTAAAAAAATATGGACAAACCAAAAATTCCTGAATGGCAGGAAAATTGTCATTATGAACATTTGACTAATTTGGATGATTTTTTAGGAATCCCGCCGAATTGTGAGTATGTGGCCGTGGATATTGAAACTACTGGATTAAGCAAACATATCCATAAGATTGTGGGTCTTTCTTTTTGTTTTGAAGAAGAAGAGGCATATTATATTTCCGTGGAGCATAAGGATTCCAAAAATGTAACTATTGAGGATCTTATAGCATTTTGCAATAAACATTTCTCGGATAAAACCTGTGTGTATTGGAATGCCAAATTTGATATGGGTTTTTTAGAAAAAGCTGGCTTTAAATCAAAAAAATTTCTTGATGTTAAAATTATGTTTTATAATTCTGATATTGCCAATACACATTTGCGACCCACTTTAAAACAACAATCTCAGCAAGTTTTGGATTTGAAAATGTTGACAATTTTTGAAACGGTAGGTATTTCACCGAGATCGAAAGCAGCTAAAAGTCTGAGTTTTGCCACTATTCCAGTAAATGATATTACTTTAGCTTATGCTTGTGCTGATGCCGATATCACGTATCGCTTATTTCAGTATTACCGAGATCAAAAACAAGCCTTGAGTGATAAATATAAAAATGTGCGCCAATTAGACCATCGTTTAATTGAACCTATTCAAAAAATAGAAGATACCGGAGTTTGTATTGATATTCCCTATTTAACCAGTATGCACGCACAGGGCGAAGCGAAATTAGCTGAATTGGAAGATTCTTTTCAAACTGAAGTTCGAAAACATACGGATACCGAAATTAACATCGCGTCTCCTAAACAACTTTGTGATTATTTTTTCAATACTTTGCAGCTCAAGCCCGCAAAGTTAACTCCAAAAGGAAATCCTTCTACCGATCAAGAAGCCATACAAAGATTATTGGATAAGTATGGTACGAAATATAAATCTTTGGAAATATTAAAAGAATGGCGATATTTAGAAAAGCGCATGAATACCTACATCAGTTCTTTATTGAACGGCATTTCAACCTTAGATAATCGAATTCATCCTAATTTTAATATTTCAAAGTTAATTACTGGACGGCTTTCCGCAACTGGGGATGGGGTATTTTTACAAAAATTTAATTCACAGGCTATTCCCAAATTAGCCAAAGATCATCCATACAATATCCGCAAAGCTTTTGTGCCCCAGGAAGGTTTTACATGGGTAGCCATTGATTTAAGTAATATTGAAGTGCGCATTATTGCTAATTATTCCAGAGATCCTAATCTAATCCGCATGTTAAATAGCGGGGGTAATCAGCATGAGACCACTGCTAAGCTGGTATTTGGAAAAGTTCGAGGTGATCCAGATTATGAGAAATATTACAAAATTGCCAAAACAATGAACTTTAATCTTGCTTACGCATTTGGAATTACAGAACTGAAAAAGAAACTGGAAATAGATGCTGGATTAAAGCTAACGGATGAAGATTGTTGGGGTTATTTCAATAAAATGTTCCGACAGGCATATCCGACATGGGGAAGATATAAAGAACAGGAACGGTTTCGTGCTCAAAAAGAACAGTTTACCACAACAATATTCGGTAGATACCGGGATTTATCCGAAGATTACAAAAAGGCTAAGGAAGGAAAAGGATATACGGGCCATATAGATAATCAAGCTGTAAACTACCCAATTCAGGGCAGTTGTGCGGATTTAATTAGGTTAGCTTTGGTGAAATGTCACAACTATTTGAAATTAAATCAGTTATTTGATGATGCTCATATTTTGCTTACCGTTCACGATGAAATTTGTTTCGAGGTGCGGGGAGAGCCAGGAGATGAAAAATTTGACTTGATTGTCCAGAAATTTTGTGATATTATGCAATGGTATCCAAAACACTGGCCTGTTCCAGTACTAGCTGATCCCATGGTGGGCAAATCATGGGGCCATTTGTATGTATGGGAACCAGGTAAAAAATGGAACGAATTAAAGGAGAAAGAATAGCATGTTGACCAAAAGTGAGATCAAAGATATCATTCAAAAAGTGAAAGATATGAAAGTGGCCATTCCAGCAAAATCCGGTGATTATCATGATGCTATTTTAGCTTTACATGAAAATCTCAATGATTTGACAGAATTAAAGATTACGATTGCCCAAGAAGTCATGGAACACGGGGATCAAAAAGAATATATGCGGTATTTAAGATTGTTGACAAAGGAAGTGATTGATCCTATGATTAAACAATTGACTTTGGGAAAACAAATGTTTAATATGATAATCCATAAGGGTAAACAATTTCAAGAGGATACACTGCCCCCACGGAAATCCCCGGAAGAGGAGTTATCATCAGATGTTCCGGGACAAGAAGATGTGCAAGCCTTAGAGCAGGCCGAAACCTCGGATTATGCTTCGGTAGATCAGATTGTGTCGATGGTAAACGAATTGGATGCTCCTGTTCCGGCAACACCTGAGCTGGAAAATGAAATCGAAATAGATCAAGGAAAAGAAGTAGACATTGAGGCGGAATTAAACGCCTTTTTAACTTAAGAAGAAGGAGATGAAGAAATGTCTGAGGAATTAGATTTTAGTAAACCTGGGTATCAGGATACGGCCCAACAATTTGGAGTGGCGGAGCCCACAGCAATGCATTTCAAAAAAGGTGAGGTAAAGCGCCTGATGTTTTTGGGTAATAAACTCAAATTGCAGCTGGTGTACAATGTGCGCCATGCCACCGAAAAAGATCCCAAAAATGAGGAGAGAAATCGGTATGTTGGAACTTTTAAATCTCTCACTCAAGAAAAACGCCAGCTTTCTACGAACAAAATTTTGAAAGCTATCCGAGATCAAAATTTTGATGACTTGGAAATCGACGCTAAAGTGCTCGGAAAACCAGATGTGAATTCCGGGGTATTGGCTTTAGTATATCATACGGATGCCGAAGGAAATGTAGATAAGGATTATTTTAAAAAAGGCGTCTTTTCTTTGGGTTGGTTTAAAATGAGCCAGAAACGATATGAAGATATCGTTCTCAAAATAGATAAACGTCTGAATAATTCTGGCAAAAATATTTTCCAAGTGGATTTTCTGGTGGAATTGGATGGCGAAGAACGATTTCAAAAAATTAAAATTGAGCCCCAGGATAAATCTTTATATTTGACTTTCAAAGACAAGCTCGGATTTGAAAAAATTGTGCAGAAGAAAGTTCAAGAGGAAATGCAAAAATATGGATTTGCACATCCGGCGGATTGGGCACAGCTATTTGGACGTGATTTAACCGAGCAGGGCTGGGTCCAGATGTTGCTTGGGGCCGGTTATGATTTAACTCCTTATGGAATTGAGGGATCTTCAACATCTACCCCCCCAGATGGGGACGTTCCCTCTAACCCTGAACTCGAAGGCGATCTCGATTTTGGGGAAAATACTCCCGCAGCTTAATAGTGGGAGAATTTTGATCGTCAGTGTCGGGCAGTTAGGGGATCTGCGCATCAAAATCCCCACTTTTTTTGAGTGAGGTTATGGTTAAAATACTTCCACCCACCATTGAAGGATGGGATGAAAAGCGTTATTGGGTGTTTATCCGTTCTCTCCTTCGCAAAGGTTGGAACAAATATCCGGTTAAATACCAGGCAATGAAAAATGCCCGGCGTTTAATTCCAAAAAATCGACAAAAAAAAGGTAGCCGACAACGTTATGAATATCAATGTAAATTCTGTGAAAAATGGTTTCCTATGACGCAAGTAAATACTGACCATATTTATCCTTGTGGGGAACTAGCTTGTTTTGAACATCTACCAAAATTTGTACGTAATTTACTTTGTGAAATTAAAGAAACACAAATTCTTTGTAAGGATTGCCATGGTATTAAAACATATATGGAAAGATACCATGTTTCTTGGAAAGTGGCGGCCTGGAAAAAAGAATTAGCTCAATTTTCTAAATTACCGGCAGAAAAACAAAATGAATTTTTATCTGCTCAAGGATTTGATGTACAGCATTTAAAAAATAAAAAAGCTAGAGAAGCCGCTTATTGGAATTTTTTAAAGGAGCGTGAAGAATGAGTTTATCCAAATGGCTAAATGAGTTTGAAAAGAAACATGCTAAAGGTAAAGAGGAAAATAAAATTGTAGCAGATAGAAGTGTGGATCAAAATATTGAAAGAATTTCTACTGGTTCTATTATTGCTGATTATTTAACAAATGGTGGTTGGGCAAAAGGCCATATCAATGAAATTACCGGTTGGAAAGGTGTGGGTAAAACAACTTTATGCGGCACCACTACTGCTTGGGTTCAAAAAAATTTGGGCAAAGGCACTGTTTATATGGATGCTGAAAGGGTATTGAGTAATCCTTATTTTCAAACTTTAGGAGTTAATTTTGATCCTGATCTATGGGCAAAATTTAAGGATCAGACAACCGATAAAGTACAAACTATTATTAAAAGTACTTTTTTAAATGCGGAACAAAACAATGTCGGTTTAATAGTTTTGGATTCTGCCGGAGCTGTAGTTCCGCCGGAATGGATGACAGAAGAGGGTAAAGCTGCCGCATTAGGCGAAAGAGCCCGGTTTTGGTCTGACTTTATTCCGGGAATTTCCGGCTTGGCCGATAAAACTGGGATTACCTTTTTATTTGTGAATCAACTTCGACGAGTTATCAATACGATGAGCTATCTTCCTGAAGATGAAAAAGAAAAGCCTCAGGGTGGAGAAGCGATTGAATTTTTCAAAACTATCAGCATGAAAATGAAATCCTTTAGAAAAACTACTAAAGATGAAACTGATCCAATGACGGGACAAAACATTAAAGTGCCATTGGGTAATTTGGTACAAATGAAAGTTATTAAAAATAAAGCGGGTGGAGCACCTTTTCGACAAGGTTATGATTATATTGAATACGGAAAGGGTTTTAACAATTATAAGGCGGCGGCGAGTATATTTTTACATAGGGGCACTATTGATAAAGAAGGCGCAGGCCGCAGTTTGAAATATAAATTCTTGGATGAAAAGGGCCAAAGCGTAATTGCTAAAACAAGAGATGAGTTAGAAATTCTCTTAACTAAATATCCCAAACTCTGTAATCAATGGCTCCAGGATCTTGGTTTTAAATATACCTATTTTTAAAGGATTTTTTATGAAATACTCAAATGCTATAAAAGTTTATTTGAATAGTCATTTACAACACATCCCATCTGATGTCAAACATGCTTTACGAATTGCCGTACAAGCTTTGGAGTTCTATGAAAATAACAGTTTTTGGAAAAGAACATTTTTCTTGTTTCGTAAAAATCTATATAAACCGAAAGCAAGTAAGGAATTTTCCAAATTAAACTATCGGTATTTTGAGTATTTGGTTCCGACTATTGGCGATATCAAAAGAAAGCCGGCATTAGTAGCTCAGAATGCTTTGAAAAAGATTTCCCAAATTTGTAGACTGGAAATTTAACATGACATTAGGCCCCACCTATCTCTACAAAGATATGGTTACTGGTGAGCTTTATGAAGTCCGGCAACGAATTACCGAGCCGGCTTTTAAAACATTGGGGGATCTTTGGGAACGGACTGGATCTGAATGGAAAATTCCTACGGAATGGATTAACCATCCGGTGGAGCGTCAAATCAATTGTGAAGGTGGGGCTTCTATTTCTGGACCTGGAGTATTTAAACCCGGTCCTATTGCACCCCCGGCAAATAAAAAGAAACGTCAAAAATTGCATGTTCATACTTACACTTTAGATGATATTATGCGGGAGGAGGACGAAGATGAGTAGTAGATTTTTTTGGTCTGCCGAAAATTTGAAATTAGTGGAACGTTTACACCAAAAAGATTTTGATTTAACCAAATTAAAATTACTATTAGATATGAATGGAAATACCAATCAATTTATTGAAAAAGCCTTTGAGGCCTTGGTTTTCCAATTGACCGCACCCGATTGGAAATTAGCTGAAGATGATGGCGAGATTGCTCTGAGAGCGATAAAAATGATTTTTCCAGAAGGTGCATAATGCCAATTTATGAATACCACTGCAAATCCTGCCAATACCATGAGGAATTAAAACTTCCTATAACTTTCCCCGGTAAAAAGAAACTTCCATGTCCGGAATGCGGGGAAACCACGTTCAAACGCCAAATTAGTAAAGTAAACTTTATTATCAAAGGCGCTAAGGCAAAGAACGATTACTATATCCCACCGAAAAATGAAGACCTGGGCCTTCCCTCCGAAAGAGACTTGCTAAAAGAGCAGGAAAAGGCGGAGGATTTTGTTGATTATTTGCATTACGGGCCAAATATTTCCGGGCCGCTAAAAGAAGAATTACAGGATAAAAAGAAAAGGCAAAAAGAAAAAACGGCGGAAGCTGAAAAATACTACACCTATTTAAAAGATAAGCATAGACCTTTTCATGATCGGTTACAAAAAGCTTTGGATAAATCTCAGAAAAAGGCCAAAAGAGAAATAGACAATAAAACCCGAGTGGATAGAGTGACTCGGCGCATTCAAAAACGTGAAGAAAAGGCGGCGGAATTCAAGAAACAATATCCAAAATTATTTCCAGATGAAAAAGTGAAAATTGAAGAAGATATCAAAAAATGAAAGATATCAATTACATAAGTAATATTAACCAGACTAAACATATGTTGCTTGTTCAAGGAATTAAACCTAAATATGTATTTGTTACCCCACAAGTAGAGACGGCCATTAGAGCCCATTTTAACTGGTCCGGCACCGTTGAGAAATTATTTGGCTTGGAATTGATTGTCAAAGGGAATTTACCTTCTCCATTTGTAGTTACGGATATAAAGCTGTGAACTTAAAAATTCAAAATTTTCAGTCACTTAAGGATGTGGAGCTAGAATTAAAGCCCTTTACAGTGATTGTTGGCCCTTCCGATTGCGGTAAAAGCGCATTGGTACGGGCTTTAGAAGCCTGTCTTTTTAATACTCCTGGCAAGCGGTATATTACCTGGGGAGAAAAATCTTGTGAAGTATGCCTGAATGATGGCAAGCGGACAATTACCTATCGTAAGGGTCCCCAGCCAGCCTATTATTTGGATGGTCAGCTTTACAGCGCAATTGGACGGGGGCAATTCGAGAAAGTGGCCGATTTGGGCTATAAAGAGCTTAATGCCGAGCAAATTAAGGTGAAGCCCCAATTATCCAAGCAATATGATCTTCCTTTCCTCATCTCGGATATATTTACCCCTACTTCCGTGGCATCCATTTTAGGCACCTTGTCTGATTCCACAATAGCCACACAGGCTAAAAAACTGGTAGAGGGGGATGTCCGGGCCATAACTGGCAAAATAAATCATTTTCAG